CTACCAAAGCAGATTGACAGGAAGGTGCGGCGGGAGATCGCCGCCCTCACCCGATCGTGGGAGATAGTCAAAAAGCGCGACCACTACTTCTTAAAGGTTGAGGGTAGCCCACTGATCTGCGTGGCGGACAACTCATCCAAGGCAAACGACTGGCAAGTAAACAAGACACTCGAAAGGTTGAAGAAACTATGAACCCATTAGACACTGGACGACTGCAGAACTGGGCAGTCGGTATGGCGGACCACGTGGCCAAGCTGAGTAAGGACCCAAGCACCAAGGTAGGTGCGGTGGTATTCGACGAGAAGCGGCGGCTTGTATCCGCTGGATACAACGGGTTCGCCCGTGGTGTACGTGACACGCAGCAACGCCTTACTAAACGGGACACTAAGCTGAAGCTCACCCTCCATGCCGAGAAGAATGCCATACTCTTTGCTACCAAGGCGTTGGATGGGTGTACGATCGTGGTGACTCACCCCTGCTGCGCCCAGTGTGCAGCCCATATCATCCAAGCAGGTATCAAGTATGTGGTGTGGCCCCGCCCCACACAAGAGTTTGCGATGAGGTGGAAGGACGACCTTTTACTGGCATACGAACAGTTCAACGAGGCAGGTGTAACTGTCACCGAGATCGACAGGGGGACACCACATGAGTGACATAAGCGCACGGTTGCGTTCCCTAAACAACCATTCTGGAACCACCACCCGGGCAGCCGCCGACCACATCGACGCCCTTGAAGCCAGCAACAAGGCGCTGGTGGAGGCGTTGGAACGCATTGCCTACGCCTCTGATGTTTATGGGGTTGAGGCAAACGCAGAGGATCAAGGCGCTGACAGACTGGCATATGCACACAGGTCCATATGCAACCTTGCCCGCGCCGCCATCGCCGCAGTAAAGGAAACGGCATGACCATCCAGAGAGGCATGTGGGCCACGCACAACGGTGTCATCCCGATCCAAGACATGATCGATGAACACCTGCTGAACGCATACAAGACGTGCGTTCGGCACAGGAATTACGACAAGTCGGAGGAACTTATGAAAGAAATTGAACACCGCAACATTGACGGGAGAATATGATGGCGGGAGATACCCTCGCAATAGTAGCAGAATTACTCGCTAAGAATTACCAGCGTGCACAGATTTCAGAGGAGACGGGCCTTTCTCCAACCGCGATTGCAAGACTTGTCCGTAAGGGGCGTGAACTTGGCGTAATACCACCGCGACAGCCGGCAAGCACTCGGTCAAAAATAAAAACAATACTCAAAGCGTACGATGTGCAGCTGGGGAGTATCCAAAATATGATTGAAGCCCTTCCCGAAGAGATACGTTTCTGGCTTTTGAATAGTATGCCAGAAGACGTAACCCTCGCAGAATTTACCGCGTCAATCATCGTTGACGCATATCACGATGAAAAAGGAGCACAGTGATGCACGTAATGGTAGACCTTGAGACTATGGGCACCCGACCCAACGCACCGATCATCGCCATCGGCGCGGTTATGTTTAATAGCAACGCTATACTCGACGAGTTCTATATAAACGTCGATCTTGAGAGCGCAGTGAACGACAGCCAAGCCGTGGTCGATCCCAAGACTGTACTGTGGTGGCTGGAGCAGAGCGGTGAAGCGCGCTCGGCCCTGCGCACTGACAAGAAGAAGATATGCACTGCCCTCTACGACTTCCGTGAATGGATCAAGCCGGTGGACCCTGACGGTGTGTGGGGTAATGGTGCCAGCTTCGACAACACCATCCTGTCCGAGACCTACCGGCGGATGAACCTGACCCCACCGTGGTACTTCTGGCAGGACCGCTGCTACCGGACGATGAAGGGGATGTACCCGCAGATCACGATGGAGCGCAGCGGTGTGCATCACAACGCTTTGGACGACGCCAAGTCACAGGCACTGCACCTCATCAAGATTTGGCGTGAAGGGATGAATCGCTGATGGACATCGTGACCATAGACTTTGAGACCTACTACGCCAGTGACTACAGCCTGTCTAAGATGACGACCGAAGCCTACATCCGTGACCCTCGCTTCGAGGTGGTCGGCGTGGCGGTCAAAATCAACGACCAAGAGGTGGACTGGTACTCCGGCAAGGACACCGCAGGGTTCCTCAACGCCATTGACTACAGCGATAAGGCTATACTCTGCCACAACACAGCCTTCGACGGGGCGATCCTGTCGTGGCACTTCGGTATCAGACCCAAGTTCTGGTTCGACACGCTCAGCATGGCGCGTCCACTACACTCGATGACAGTAGGCGGCAGCCTCAAGGCATTGGCCACGTACTACCAGCTGGGGCAGAAGGGTGACGAGATACTGCGCACCCTTGGTATGCGGCGTAAGGACTTCACGCCCGAACAGATGGCAGCGTACGCTGACTACTGTATTCAGGACGTGAACCTTACATACCAGCTGTTCAAGAAACTGGCACGGCAGTTCCCAAAGGAGGAACTGCTGGTCATCGACCAGACGCTGCGCATGTACACGGAACCGCAGATCGAACTCGACCCCGTTGTATTGGAGAGCCACCTCGCCGCAATCCACGAGCGCAAGCGCAAATTGATGGAGAAGCTGGGCGGGGAGGAAAAGGCCAAGAAGTTCCTCATGTCCAATAATAAGTTCGCTGACCTGTTGCGGGCGCTGGGTGCAGAGCCGCCGATGAAAACCAGCCCGACCACAGGCAAGCAGGCGTATGCCTTCGCCAAGAACGACATTGCGTTCAAGGCCCTGCTCGACCACCCGAAGGCGACAGTGCGTACGGTGGTCGAGGCGCGACTGGGTACCAAGTCCACCCTTGAGGAGACACGCACCAAGAGGTTCTTGGAAGTAGCGGAGCGCGGCCGGTTGCCCATCATGCTCAACTACTACGGGGCGCACACCGGCCGCTTTTCGGGGGGTGACAAGCTGAATCTACAGAACCTGCCGAGGGGCGGCGCTCTACGCAAGGCGTTGGCTGCACCGGATGGGCACTGCGTTGTGGCGTGTGACTCCAGCCAGATCGAGGCGAGGCTGGTGGCATACCTCGCTGGTCAGGACGACCTTGTCCAATCGTTCCGTGATGGGCGGGACGTGTACTCCGAGTTCGCCACTGATGTCTATGGTAGGCCGGTGTCCAAGTCCGATAAGGTCGAGCGCCACGTTGGTAAGACCTGCATCCTCGGACTGGGTTATGGTATGGGGGCACCGAAGTTCCAGCACTCGATGGCGACCGGGTTCATCAAGGTGGATATGGAAGTCGACGAGGCGCAGAAGATCGTGACGCTGTACCGGAACAAATACCACCGCATCCAGTCATTCTGGAATAGGTGCAACCACGCTCTCCAAGGGATGGCCGCTGGCGAGACAGGTAATATGTGCGACCTCATTACATATGACAGCGAGGGTATCATACTCCCGAACGGTTTGAGGCTGCGCTACCCTGCCATGCGCCGTGGCCCTGACGGCTTCGAGTACATCAACGACGCGCGTACCTACCGTAAGTATCGGGACGCTGCGATCATGGGCGCGGATCGCCCAGACCTGTCGTGGACCAAGCTGTATGGTGGTAAGGTGGTGGAGAATATCACCCAAGCTGTCGCACGTATCGTTGTGTCCGAGCAGATGGTCCGCATCGGACGGCGCTACCCTGTCGCTTTGCAGGTACACGACGAGATTGTTTGTGTGGTGCCAGAGGATCAGGCCGACGCCTGCAAAGACTTTATGGTGGGCGTCATGTCCACGCCGCCCAAGTGGGCACCCGACCTGCCTGTTGCCTGCGAAGCAGACATCGGCATCAATTATGGAGACGCCAAATGACTAGACTCAGCCACTCTTTCTCAGCCATCAAGATGTATGAGAACTGCCCGAAGAACTACTTCCACCAGCGCATCGAGAAGTCCGTCAAGGACAGCGGCAATGCCGTCACTGCCTACGGTGAGCGTATCCACAAGGCGTTGGAGCTACGCCTCGCCCCTGAGAAGGACGAGTTGAGCCGTGAAGCCGAGAGGTACGAGGCTATCTGTACCAGCATCGAGAAGGTCGCGGCGGGCGGGGTACTCACCGTTGAGGAGGAGATGACCCTGAACCAGAAGCTGGAACCGACTGGCTGGTGGGACAACGACGCATGGCTACGCTCCAAGATCGACGTACTGGTTCGCAAGGGACCGGACGCTGTCATGTTCGACTGGAAGACAGGCAAGCGCCGCCCTGACTTCGACCAGCTGGAGATGTTCGCAGCGCAGGTGTTTGCACACTATCCCGAAGTGGAGCGCGTCAAGACCACGTTCGTCTGGCTCAAAGAGATGAAGATGGACCACGAGACGTACACAAGGGACCACATGCCAGCTATCTGGCAGCGTATCCTCGGTAAGATTACGCGGATCGAAGGCTCACTGGAGCACGAGAACTGGCCAGCTAAGCCGAGCGGTTTGTGTGGGTGGTGCCCATGCAAAAACTTCTGCGAGTTCGCAAAATAATAACTTTACATAGTTGACATAGCTAACACAGGGGGTGTATCCATGGCTACAACACCAGAGGGTAAGATCAAACGCTGGCTGGACAAGATGCTGAAAGAGGAAGGCGTTTGGTTCTACAGTCCACAGGCTGGCCCGTTCGGGGTGGCAGGTATACCAGACAGGATGTGCTGCGCAGCAGGTCACCTGATCGGCGTAGAGACGAAGGCGGACAAGACGAAGAAACCTACGGCACTACAGATGAAGTGCATGAGGGACATAGAAGCGGCGGGGGGCAAATGCTTTGTCGCCTACGACAAAGAAACAATCGAGACGGTGAGGGAGTATATCCGTGCTTGTAATTCCGAAGGCCAAAGCGCTGGCGTTGAAGCTGAAGAACCCGGAGCGGGTGATGGCGACGATACCGACCGCCAAGGCGATCTCTTTTCGTGGGCAGCCGCTCGTGGCAGTGCCCCACAAGATAGCTGAAGTCCAGCAGCTGCGGTCTCTCGGGATCGCAGCGCCCTCCCCGATCCTGCATTATTACCAGTGGCCCGGCCAGTTCACACCATACGACCACCAGCGTATGACCTCTGCGTTCCTTACCATGCACAGCAAGTGCTTGGTGCTTAATGAGATCGGTACCGGCAAGACGCAGAGTTCCCTGTGGGCTGCGGACTACCTGATAAAGATAGGTGCCGTGAAGAAGGTGTTGATCCTGTCGCCTCTATCTACACTAGAGCGGGTGTGGGGTGACGCTATCTTCAAGCAGTTCTTCCATCTCAAGCATGTCGTGCTCCACGGTACGGCAGCGCGACGGAAGAAGCTGCTCAATACAGAGGCTGACTTCTACATCATCAACCATGATGGGTTCAACATCATCGCTGAGGATGCCATCGGTAAGTTCGATCTGGTCATCGTGGATGAGGCAGCTGTGCTGCGGAACCCATCGACCAGCCGGTACAAGCACTTCAAGAAGTGGATGGGCCTCAACCCTGACACCCGCCTGTGGCTCATGACTGGGACGCCGACACCGAACGACCCCACCGATGCGTGGACCCTGTCGCAGCTGGTCGATAGCCCTTACACACCGCGCACCTACACTGCGTTCCGTGAGCAGGTTATGATGAAGATTGGTCAGTGGAAGTTCGTGCCGCGCCCAGAGAGCGTGGACATTGTGAAAAACATTCTGCAGCCAGCTGTCCGCTATACACGGGATGAGTGCTTCGACCTACCGGATACCGTGGTCCAGACACGTCGTGTGGAACTGACACCGGTACAGAAGCAGCACTACCAGACCATGCTAAAGAAGCTAGTCATCGAGATGGATGGTGGGGCAGGGAACATCAGTGCTGTCAACGAGGCAGTCAAGGTGCAGAAGCTGGTCCAGATTGCCTGTGGTGTGGCGTACACCGACGACGGGCAGGACTTTGAGATTGATTGTTCACCACGGGTGAACGCAGTGAAGGAGGTAATTGAAGAAGCAGGTGAGAAGGTAATCGTCTTCGTCCCCTTGACAGGGACGCTGAACATGTTGGAGCGGGAACTATCCAAGCGGTGGAGTACAGCAGTCGTCAACGGTGCTGTGTCATCCAGCAAAAGGAACCAGATTTTCCATGACTTCCAAGAGCACAAGGACCCACGTATCCTGATCGCTCACCCTGCCACGATGGCACATGGCCTGACCCTGACCTCGGCTTCGACCGTGGTATGGTATGGACCCATAACCAGCAACGAGCAGTATGTTCAGGCAAACGGACGTGTAGAGCGTATCGGGAAGCGGCATGTCAGTAACGTGGTACATATCGAGGCGACTGACCTTGAGTACAAAATGTACCACCGGCTGGAGAACAAGCAAAAACTACAGGGCCTGCTCCTCGACATGATCCAACAAAATATGGAGTAACTTATGACCCTTACAGTAGACAAGGTCATCCAGACCTACATGAAATTGCGCTCCAAGAAGGAGGCAATCGAGGCTGAGGCCAAAGAGAAAGTCGCTGACGTCAAGGCCAACATGGCCAAGATCGAAGCATGGTTGAAGGAGAAGGCAGACGCCGATGGTGTTACGTCGTTCAAGACAGACCACGGTACTGCCTTCCTTACGACCACAGACTTTGCTAATGTCGCGGACTGGGATGCCGTACTCGACTTCATCCGCAAGGAGGAAGCGTTCGACATGCTGGAGAAGCGCATCAGCAAGACTGCCGTTCGCGGCTACATCGACACGAACAAAGAAGTTCCGCCGGGTGTCACGTATGGCACCAAGCTGGACATCAACATTCGCAAACCGGCAGCGAGGTAGGTATGAACTGGTTCAAGAGAGTGATCCTCAACTGGTCGTTGGACAACCAGAAGGCAGAGGTGGCGGGCCTATCACCTGTTAACCCACTGCTGCTTATGCTCGGTCAAAGCAGTGACCACCACTACATCACCGTCCCTGTGGAGAATGGGTTCGCATTGATTACGCGCACCGTCGAGGACCCCCACTTGCCGTACAACCCGATTGGGCAACGTGCAACAGTGACTTTCTGTCCATCGGCTGAGAACCTCAGCCAAACCATCATCGCCAAAATGGCACAACATAAACTCGCCGCTCGTTAAGGAGGACCCTATGAGCATGACCAAAGGAGAATACCGTGTCGGTATCGACTTCAACCCCAGCAGCGACGACATGGTTGGGCAGATCAAGCGCAAAGCTGCTGACCTGATCGACCTGATCGAGACGATCGCCAATGACGGTGAGACGGATCAGTATGTAGAGGTCTCGCGCCTCAAAGCATTGGCACAGTATGATATCGAAGACGGCGCAATGTGGGCCGTCAAAGCCGCAACCAAACCCCAACCCGAGTAAGGAGAAAACTCGTGAGCAACATCGTACCTACAAACATCCAAGTCCCCGCGCACCTCGCAGGTAAAGTCGGCCAGCCATCGGCGCTGTCGCAGAGCATCTCTGCTGGCATCTCTGCTGGTCAGTCGTTCCCGCGTATCTCGCTGAAGGGCAGCCGCTTCCGTATCGTTGAAGATGGTACCGAAACTGTACTGGATACCACGGCCCTCGACATTGTGATCGTCGGCGCAAACCCCAAGCTGTCCAAGACATTCTACGCCAAGGCGTGGGACAAGGACGCAGAGCCAGCGGCACCTGACTGCTATTCTCTGGATGGTACCAAGCCGCACCCTGAGAGCGAAGCCCCGCAGAACGACCTGTGTGCATCGTGCCCACACAATGCTTGGGGTTCCAAGATCGGCCCACAGGGCCAGCAGTTGAAGGCGTGTACCGACCAGAAGCGCCTCGCTATCGTATCAGCTGACGATCCGGAAGGTCCAGTTTATCTGTTGCAGGTTACACCTGCTGCACTGAAGGGCTTGAACGCTTACCACAAAGAGCTCTCCATGCGTGGTATCCCAGCCGAGGTGGTCAAGACCAAGATCAGCTTTGACACTGATGCGTCCTTCCCCAAACTGAAGTTTGGCTTCGGTGGTTTCCTCGACGAGGATACGTACGGTGCGGTCGAGCCCCTGTTCGGTGCCGATAACGTGATGGATATTACCGGTGAGCAGCAGCCAGAGGTAGCGGCGGCACCATCCACCCCTCGTATGGCAGCCGTAACGGCCAAGCCTGCGCCTGCGCCTGCGCCAGAGCCAGCGCCAGCGCCAGCGCCAGAGCCAGAGCCCGTGGTTGAGGAGAAACCAAAGCGTGGTTTCGGTGCAGCCAAGGCAGCGGATAAGCCCAAGGCAGCTACCAAACCAAAAGCGGAACCCAAGGCAGCGGCCGAGGTGGATGCTGATGTCGCCAGCTTGGCAGACGATATTGCCGCACTGGTGGGGATGGCCGATGACGACTAATCCGCTCGACTTTGAAAAGGTAGAGCTGGTCCGTGAACGCATGGCCCTTACAGTCAAGGACATGTGCGCTTTGCTGGGCGTGTCACGGATCAGCTACTACAAGTGGGTCGGAGGCGGACGCATCCGTGAACACAATGAGAACAAGGTAAAGGCTGTCCTGCGGCAGCTTCTACCCCTTCTGAAAGATGGTTCTTGGCCCCCCGCAGGGGCCAAGAGTTGGCCAAGTGACCAGCGTATGAACGCGTTACTTGAGATTTTAGGTCCGACCGAGTAGCGTAATAAAACAGGGGAGGGTGTCAGACCCTCCCCGCAACCACAGTAAGGCGTGATACAATGGATACGTTGGAATTTTTCCAGCGCGTCCTACCAACGGAGGGGATGTACTGCAGGTTCACACTGACCGGTAAGCGTAACCGGTTCTACGGCAGCATTGCCGAGATGGTGACTGAAGTACAAAACATAGACCAACGTGGGCAGGATGCGTATTTCGCTATCTCCAGTTTCGTGGACGATAGCAGCCGCAAGAACACAAACGTACAGTTTACCAAGGTCATATCAGTCGATGTAGACTGCGGACCAGACAAGCCATTCCCCACATGGAAGGAAGGGCTCAAGGCGTTCGGTGGTTTTGTAGCAGAGATGAAGCTACCCAAACCACTCATAATCCGGTCGGGCAATGGCCTGCATATCTACTGGATCATGGAGCGCGATCTTACGCGCGAGGAGTGGACACCACTGGCCCGGGCTATGAAGGATGCGGCCGAGGGGCAAGGGTTTGAGATTGACCCTACCAAGACGGCCGAGCCATCGGCGGTCCTACGACCTGTCGGAACCCACAACTTCAAAGACCCGACCAACCCAAAGCGCGTTCAGCTGTTGCTCGACGGTGGCGATACCACGGTTGAAGTAATGAAGAAGGCATTGGCCTATTACTATAACGCGGCCAACGCACCTATAAAGCGGAAGAACAATGGGCTGCTGGATAGTCTCGCAGCGCGCACTGAGATGCCTCCTGCCGTCGGCCACCTCGTGGCTGAGAAGTGCCAGCAGGTAGAGTGGGCGGTCACCAACCAAGACAAAGTGTCGGAGCCGTTCTGGTACGCACTGATAGGACTGGCTGCCTTCTGCGAGAACCCAGAGGAGACAGCCAAGCGTTGGAGCGAGGACCACCCAAGCTACTCCGAGAGCTCTACACTGAGGAAGATGCAGCAGTGGCGGGAACAGGCGACTGGACCCTCGACCTGTAGCAAGTTCGAGAACGAGCGTCCTGCGGGGTGTAAGGGCTGCCCGTTTGCAGGTAAGATCGGCAGCCCAGCACGACTGGGTGTGCGGTACGCAGAGATCGACACCAGTGATGAGGCACCTGAAGAAGTAATCACAGAGCTTCCGATACCTAAGCCGTTCAAACGGACAGCCAACGGGATCATGGCTACTATCGACGACACTGATATCGAGGTGGCACCCTTCGACATCTACCCACTCAGCTACGGTTATGACGAGCACCTTGGTTATGAGGTCGCCCAGTTCATGTGGGACAGGCCTCATGTGGGGTGGAAGGTTCTGACCATGCGGCAAGCCTACCTCGCTGACGGTACCTACCGTGAGTTCGTGGGCTGCGTGGCAGACCAAGGCATCGTACTACAAACGAAGAGACAGACGGAGTATTTCCAGATCATGCTACGCTCATACATGAATGAGTTGCGTAAGGTGCGGACCGTCACAAACCTGTACTCCACAATGGGTTGGAAGGAAGACAACAAAGTCTTCGTCCTTGGTGATGATCTGTACCGGCGCGACGGCAGTGGTTCCGTGACACACGAAACGATACGGCTGGCCTCCCACGTCAACCGCGCCGGTAGTGATATGTTCACGACCAAGGGTAACTTCGCCACGTGGAAGGCTGGCAGTGAGATACTGCGGCGGGGCAAGCTCTACGCCCACCAGTATTCCATCGGGCTGGCATTTGCGTCTATCCTCATGCAGTTCTCCGGCCTCAAGGGTGTGACTGTATCGCTCTATGGTGAGTCCGGTAGCGGCAAGACGCAGGCACAGTTCATACAGCAGTCTGTCTGGGGCGACCCAGAGAAGATACACTTCCAGTCGCAGTTCACGGCCAACTCTTTGTTCGACAAGTTCGGTCTCCATGGCAACATGCCAATCACGATCGACGAAGCGACACAGATGTCAGACAAAGATATGGGCGACTACCTGTACTGGACCAGCCAAGGACGGGACAAGGCCCGCCTGACACGCAGCGCAGAGGCCCGGGCACCCAGAGAGTGGGCGCTTATCTCCACGCTGTCTACGAACAAACCGATTGGCGGTAAGCTGTTGTCGGCGGGGCATGAGAACGAAGCGCAGATGGCGCGTCTGATCGAACTCAAGGTAGCCAAGTCACCAATATACCGTGACGGTACGGACGCTGGTCGCCAACTACATAAACTGTTCACAGAGAACTATGGGTGGGCAGGCCGTGCGTTTATAGAACGCCTTATGAAGATGGACGAGCACAGCATCCGCGTACTGATGGCCGCCGCTATCGACCAGTTCAACGACAAGTATGGGTACAAGTTCTCCGGCGTCGAGCGTTTCTGGGAGGTGGGCTTTGTGCTGCCAGAACTGTGCCTCAACCTTGCCCATGGCTGGGATATCACTGCGTTCGACGGGCGCGAAGCAACTGTCTGGGCGACGTCTAACATATCCGAGATGCGGGATGCAGCTGCGGACAACCAGCGTGATATGTTTGACCTGATCGCAGAGTACATGAACGAGCATCTGTCTGAGACGGTGCAGGTGTTCCACAACGGTGACGCGTCCCCACTGGTGGATTACTCCCGCCTACCACGGAACAGTGTGCATGTACGCATCGACGCCTACCGCAAGGGCGGCAGCACGGATATCAAGAAAGCAACGATGTTGCTGGACCGCACACACTTCCGCAAGTGGTACGCATCCAAAGGGCAGAACCCACGGGAAGTATTGGGCGCGCTAGAACTCGAAGGTGCGAACGCTACACCGTCGTCGCAGAAGGCATCGCTTGGCAAGAACACCACGCTGTCGATCCCGCAGACCTATGTTATCGGGGTTGACTTAACACACTCACGCATGGCGGGTGTGTTGGATGATGTGGTGACTGCCAGCATAGAGGCTGAAGCCCGCAGCCAAGACGACACCGTGGTGTCGTTCAAGCCTAAGACCTAGTCGTTATACATACCGGTGTACGCCTCGATGTAGGGGCGTACACTCAGCGAAGTCGAGTTGATAAACCGTTCGCTTGCGAGTTGCTTTTGTGCCTTCAACGCCCGTTTCACCTTAGCCCGCATGTCGCCCATCTCCAGACCAGTACCGGCAGCATAGCGGTTCCACTCCGCGACACGGTCGTACAGGTACGCCACCTGCTCACGATCACCGCGGGCTTCGGCCTTCACAATCGCATCACGATACGCCGTGGTGTAGCTGCGCTGGTACTGCTCGCGGCGCATACCGACACGGACGACGTCGTATTCGGATGAAGCACCCAGAGGGTACAACCCGAGTGCCCGCATGATGGCGACTCCGCTGTTGTAATCCTCGCTCACTACGTATCCGCGGCGATCCACGATGGCACCACTCCGCTCGTATGCGTACACGTCACCCAAGGCGCGCAGCATACTGATCGGAGACTCGCGGACTGTCTTTTCAATATCACCGGGCATACCGCCGGGCGCGAAGTCCAGTAGGTTCCCGATAGTCTTCATGCTGTTCGCAGCGAAGGAAGCCATTGGACCACCGACCTCTGTGATGACACGCGATGTCTCTGCACCCGGGAGGAACATTTCTGTACCGGGCACGATGTTGCCGAGGCCAGTACGCGAACCGACGTCGCTCCCAAGCATGTTGTTGAACGCACCGCTCATAAGTGCCGAGCCGAAGCCGGGCATGAACTCGTTGCCCTTGTCCACCATGTACTGCCTGATACTTGGTACTGGGATACCGAACTTGAACGCCAGTGTGTCGACAATATCCTCAATGTCTTCCGAGAACGGTACACCACGGAGGCCGGACAGCAGCAGGAGGCTGCCGAGCATGATGATCCGCCCGTTGTTATTGAGGTTTGCGATGAGTGTGGCACTGTTGACGACGAACTGTTTGAACATGAACGCGAACTGCTGGATACCGCCGCGGAAGAACGCTGGCCGGTTGCCTGTCGTGTAGTCACCCAAGGTACTGTTTACCAGTGTCTCTGCAAAGGCAGCAGCATCCTTCGCTGCATCCACGTTGTTGGCACCAGCTGCTGTGCGGCGGCGGAACTCAAGGCGGAACGCGGCGAGTGCTGCTGCACGGCGCGAGTGTTGCTCCGTGGAGTTGAAGGGGGCCATGAAATACTGGACAAACGTCTGCTGCGCACCCGTTGTGACGCGGCCACGGGCTGACCCTGATAGGGAGTTGAACTGGGCCGCATCCAAGAACCCGCCCTCGATACCTTCGACAAGGAAGTCGGCCTCCGCACGTGTCATACCGCGCTTGGCGAGGTCGGCATCTGACATTTCCTCTTTGCTCCAGAACGCAGCTGTGTCCGCACCGGAGTTTGGCTTGAGGCTGAACCCAACCGAGAACGCAGCGTTCTTGATCTCGACAAAAGCATCCCACCCGAAGCCGCCGCCGAATCCGTTCTTGGCATTGTAGGTAGCCAGTGCTGCAGGCACGTTGGTACCAAGGCCGACAAGGTTCAATGCACCCGAGGCTACAGACCCCCCCAAGAACGACATGGCTGTCAACGTGCGTATAGCACCGACGGTTTTGCCGGATGCCATGTCTGTCTCCAGAACCTGCTTCTGCTGGTCCAAGAATGTCACGAGCTTGCGGAACTCGTTGTAGTGCTGGTTGCCCCGCTTTGGTGCTTCGTTGGTGACGAACCAGCTGTGGTACTGGTCAAACTTGCGGCGGGCTTCCACCTTGGCTTCCTCGTTCATCGTCGTGTCAGTCAACGATGCCTCGTACTCAGCCTTCAGCGTGTTGTATTTCTCTTGACTACCCTTCCACAGCGCATCCGATTCCGGGTTGCTGCGGTCCAGTATGTTCGCCAGCTCCACGCTGGTTTTATTCCGCGCGATGGTAGATGCACGGGACTCGATGTGCTGCGAGATAGCCTGCGACAGATCGTTCTTCGCACCCGGTGCGAACGAAGCCTTCAGCTGGCGCAGTACGGAGAAGTCGTTCTGCGATGTGAGTGCGAGGATGATCTGCTCTGCCCGCGTCGGGTCGAGGTTGATACTGAAACGGCGCAGGAACCGCATCGCCTCGTTCATGTTGATCTCTGGGTCTGTCGACGCTGTCTGGATCACCGCTTCCGACTTGGATATGAGCCGCAGTTTCTTGAGCACGTTACCACCAAGGCCGTTGTTGGCCTTTGGGTCGAACACCTCGACCTCATGCGTACCCTCACCAAACAGTTCGGTCATGCTCGCCGCTGCCGTATCCGCCTCGCTCTGGGTCTCGAACTGCATGTACACAGTCTGGTCCCGATACCGGTCGGTCATAGCAAACTCAGTACCGTTCTCATCCACGGCCGCGATGCGTGCGTGCCAGCTACCCTCACGGGTGAACGGGACGTAGTTTGTCTCGATGTCACGGACGGCCTTGATCTCTGCGTCCCGCGTACTGATGAGTTCGTTGGCGAGGCTGCGCACTTCCTGCTGCACCACGAAACTCTCGGGTCCACGCTTCTCGTTGCCCTTTGGCTTCAACGGTGTGTACCGCGTACGGAAGTCGGTGATAGCTGCCTCAAGGTCAGCCCGCTCGTTTGTGTCAAAGAACGCTTTACCTCCAGCGCCTTCAGTCGCCGGGTCAAACAGCGCGTCGATGCGATCCGTACCTGTCCCTAGTAGCGCCTTGTTGACAGCAACCATGAGCGCTTCGGCACGGCGCATGTCGATGGAGCCACGCAGGCGGATACCATTCTCGTCAAACTCTGCATCACCGGTGGCCACATCCACGAACTTGTTGGTCAGCTTCTGCACCAGCTTGCGGTCACCATCAGTCATCGGCGCATTCATCGCCCGCTGGATGCGTTTGTAGGTGGTGTCCTGCTCCTCGTTGTACCGGGTCAGTGTACTCTCCAGCAGGGCCACGGAAGTCTCAGCCATCGCATCCAGTTCGCCGTTGAAGCCGGCCCACTCTGCATCTGTGAAGTCGTGGGTGAATGTCTCGGTGTACATCCCGGTGTAGGAGTTGTCTTTGATCCGCTTGTCGTAAGACTTGGCGATCAGCTTGCCAGCCTCGGGGGTAGGGGCGGCTGCCACGGCAACGTCCCGCTCCGCTACCAGCTGTGCCCGCATCTCTACAGTCAACGGCTTGGTCTGCGGCAGTTTGATCTCGATACCATCCCTGAACTGCTGCCGCGTCGGGCGGTTCTGCTTCAGCTTGGCGACGACATCCTTTTGCAGCTGGAACTCGCCGGAGGCCGCGATGTACTTAAATATCTTTGGCGGGTTTGGCTTCGCCTTGTACCCGACAGAACGCAGGATACGGGCAGCCTTCAGCGCCTTACCCACATCGCTTTTCTGCGCCTCGGTGAGACCATCCGAGAACTTTATCCCGAAGATTTCCACCGCTGGACGCAGTGTCTTTTTGCGGAGTACCTGCATCTGGTTGATATGTGTACGCGAGATATTGTACCGCCGGTTGATCGCACCCCAGACAAGACTACCACCCTCACTACGGATTGACCGCCACAGCGTGGGGGTAAACACCTGAGACTTGAGTGTGTCGTAGGCGTTCCCGAAGTCCACCTTGACCTTACGCTTTGCAAAGTCGTTGAGTATAGCCAGAGCGCCTTCGAGCTTCTTGGGTGTTGGACCGCCCGCGAGTTCGATCGTACGCCCCAGACCCAGCACGCTACCATCTGCGATGGAGGCGGCCGAGGCGAAACGCCCCGTACCGGTGGGCTCAATGCCCTGCTCAAGTGCCTGTGTCCTGCGACCCATCAGCTCTGCATCGAAGAACGTGGAGCGCTGACCGGTCACGACGTACCGGCGCGCTTGGCTGAGAAGGTAACGTGCCTGCTCGTCACCGAACCGTACGCCGATCTTGTTCAGCGCGTTCTTGACCTTGTTCCACCAGAGGGAAAGGATGTTGTTCTCAATGCGTGCAGCATAGTCAGACAGGTATTCTTCCGTCGCCTCGGCGCGGCTCATACCACGGGCTTCGACTGCCGAGTCGATGAGGGTGCGGGCCTCTGGTGTGCTGTTCTTGTAGACAGAGTTCATCACGCTGTCGAACTCAGCGTTACCCACGATCGCACGCATACCGAAGTGGCCCATTGTTTCGTGGGCAAGGACTGCGTTCAGGTGCCCGGTGTTCGCGATCCGGTTGGAGAAGACGATGACGGTGTCGCCGTCGAAGAAGTAGGCAGCTGCGTTGACTGTGTCGAAGTCACCTTGCGGCCGCGCCGCGGTAGCGCGTGCGTAGAGCTTTGGGTTCTTGGTCCGCAGGTCCGCTTGGTCCTTGAACACGTGGGACTTTGGCTTAACGGCGATGTTACGGAAGAACGACTTCACAGTAAGCTGCAACTTACCAACCGCCATGGGCTTCACGGGGTTCTTGTTCTCATCTGCGAGGCCGTTGAGCGTGTTGTAATCTGCCAGCGATGTGCGGCCGGCTTGGACCTTGGTACCAAGGTCACGCCGCTCAATCCTACCTTTGACCACGTTGGGGAAACCTTTGGGTGTGACGTAATCAAGGGCATCGCGGGGCTGGCCCTCCTTTGTCCCGTCCTTGATTATTTGCGTCAGCTGGACGAACGTGTCTTGTTCTGTGCGATTTGGCCGTTCGTTTCTTGTGTTTATCTCGGCTACCATACGCAGCAGTTCTACGGCTGCCACATCGGCCTTTGCTTCGGGGGTATTAGGGGCCCGCTGGCCGGACTGCGCACGCCAGCGGGCCTGCGCCATATCACTGATCTTAGAGAGTTGTTGGCTGGTCAGGTTTAGCTCTAAGGCGTTCTGAGCTGCCACCTTGGCCTCTGCCTTATCGCTTGCCTCGGCTATCTCTTCTGTACTGGGCTTCGCCTTGAGTTCTACGTCTGGAGCATTCGCAATGTTGTACAGCTCGATACCAGCGTTGATCTCGTCCGACGACAAGGTCTTACGCTTCTTCGCACCGAGGATGTCTTGTTCAAGGTCAGCGACAAGCTCCATTTCGGGTGATAGCTCACCTACGGCGCGCTCTGCCTTCAGCGCTTCCATACTGACCTTCTTCGGTTTCTTCGGTTTCTCAGGCGCAAGTGTTTCCGGCGTCTGGTCTACTTCGGTTTCCGTTTCGGCTTCACCTTCTCCGGCAGTTTCTTGCCCTTTGGTGTCTTGGCCTGAAACTCCTTTGCCAGCTTTGGTTCCTTGGCGTAGAGCGCCCGCCTTTGGGCTTGGCTCTTGAACGGCATCCTTCTTCCCTCTCTTGAGTTTATCCCCTTTGGGTGCAGTAGGTGGCGTGGGTGGTGTAGTATCCGGGGACAACGCCGCAAGTGCCTGCTCCTTGGTATCACCAAGATACGTCGTCAGTTCACCAGCATCCATAACATCAAGGTTATGCCAGCCAGTGATATCCCCGGAACCTACTGTCCGGGCGATGCGTACGATCTCACCATCGGGGGTAGCAACCTCATAGACTGTCAGCCCATCGGCGTCCTTCGTACCACGGGCGGATACGGACTGCGCTTTACCGGTCTTCGTGGCCTTTCTTATTGCCTCACCGCGAGCCGCCGCTTTAGCTTGCGCAGCGAGGTCCACCTTGGCAGGCGCAGCTTTGGGCGTAGGCTCAGGTGCGCCGCGCCGCGCCGCCAGATAGGCTTCGCCCTCCTCAAGTACACGGTCGCGCTGGACGTTAAGGCGTTGTCCGAGGGCCTGCAGATTTGCTGCCTGTCCCTGCAGCTGCTGGCGTTCTGCCTCAGCTGCGCGTGCGGCTTCGACCTGTTGGCGCATGGTATCTACGTCTGTCTTCGCTGGCGGCTCAGCCCCGCGTGTCGCCGGTGTGTCTACCAGCGGATCGGCTTTCCCCTTCGCGCTCTTCCTAAGACGCTGGAGCAGCTCGACATCTGCTTTCTCTGCGCGGACAGCGTTTATCCACTCCAGCTGTGACTTCTTACTCAGCTTGGCGAATGTCGGCACGCCCTCTGGGTTTCTAACCAGCGCGCTCTCGTTACCCCATACAGCTAAGGCACCGAGGTAGTCGTTCGGTGTGACGTCTTCTGCACGCAGCGGTGCCCGCTGTGCTTCGCGCGCTGCCCGTACTTGTGCGGCCTGTTCTTGTTGTGCAGCCTGTCCTTGTTGGGCGGCCTGCTGTGCGGCCTGCTGTGCGGCCTGTGCCTGCTGCGCTTGGGCACGTGCCTGCTGCTGTTGCTGCAGACGATTCATCTGTTCAGCCATGGCAGTGGGCTGCGCACTGAGTTCCATCCGCTGCTGACCAGCGGCTTCCAGTTCAGCCTGTGATACAGGAGGTGCTGTGACCTCCGGGCGAGGGGCACCCGCCAGCTGTTGGCCTGTGAGCCGTGCCTGCGTGGCCACGTCAACACCCATCTCCGCGGGTGTGAACGCCTCGGCCTGTCCGGGCTCTGCGCGTTGCTGAGGCTGAAGTGTAAGCGGAGGCGGTGCCGGCGACCGAAGGTCCATAGAGAGTTGCGTCTCTGTTGGTGCCACGGGGGCAGGCTGCGGGCCTGCATATTCTCTATTAGGTGCTCGCTGTACGGTGGGTATAAACAACCCCGGCTGCTCCTGACCGAAGTCAAAACCCAGCTGTGTGTCGCCGGAAGCCGCGGGTGCCACGGGTGCAGGCTGCTGTCCCATATTCGGGTCGGTGCCCAGATCAGCCCCGGGGAACATCTCCGCCTGTGCGTTCGGCTCCAGCGATGCGCCGCTGAGCATGTTAGTCGGGTCACCGGAGTCGACGTCACGGTTCGGTGTGGGCGGTTTGGCCTTTCCTTCAAAAGGTATGGAGGCAGCACGGAAGCCACCACCAAGCAAGAAGCCAGCGCCTGCGGCAACAAGCCCTTCTTCACCATACTTGTCGATGATAAGCGGCGCGAGCGCAGCCCAGTCAGCCTCGTTGAACTCGGCGCGGAGCTCTGGGTCAAACATAACGCGGTCAGTCAGGGTGGCGGTTGCCTCCGCAGCACCTTCCAAAGCACCAGCGCCTACAACGCGCCCGAGATTACCACGGAATGTGCGGCGAGCAGCGTCATCAACGGCGGTACCAAATGCGCGGCTGAAACCACCGGCAATGATCGCCTCTGGTACGGTCTGGATAACTGTCTTGAACAGCGCGGACCGCCAAATATCCTGCTGTACCTCTGGTGAGCGTACGTCGGGCCCGCCTTGCTCGGCTGCCTGCTCCGCTGCCTGCCACGAGGACTGGAGTTCCATCGGGAAAATAGAAGTGGCGACACCGCCTAGTTGACCGGCGCGCGCAGCAGCCCCGCCTGCGGCAGCGGCCCGGAGGCCACCGGCCAAAAGAGCACCGCCACCGACGCCACTAGCGACCGACAAGCCGATCGTTGGGATACTGCGTGTGGCAGCTGTAAGGATTTTGCCGCCGATCCCTTGCTGCTTAGCGATCAATGCGTCACGTGCTTGGTCAGCAGCAGTTGGGCCGAGGAACTCGCCCGCACTCACAAGTGCCTGTCCCGCGCCTTCGGCCCCAAGCATCTGCAGACCACGGCCTGTACCGCCGACGACACCCTGACCCACATCGCGAAAGCCCATTCCGACATTGCCAAAGAAGCCACGCCCTTCACCGATAGAGCTGAGGTACTGCTGGTACTGTGTAGGTGCAATACGCCGCCAGTCAGCGGCGTTCGCCGGCATGGGGTTAGGTGCTTCGAGGTTACCCGCGCTTTGTAGCGCGACATCATAATCCTCACGGCCAAACTCGACACCACCGACAGAAAAGCGGTCCATGCCCGGGCTATAGTAGATATCTCCGCCGGGACGCATAGACGATTCTGGTGGAGGTTGGATACGCGGTGCTTCCGGGGCCCCAAGTCCTGTAATACGATCCAGCGCCTGTTGGCGCTGGACTTCTACATCCGCAAGGCCGGACCGCACGCCGCCGACGCCCATCTCCGGCAAGTTGCTATATAGATCAGAACGTGGCGTTTGTAGTCCAGCGCCGTACCGAAGATTTTGGTCTGCCATTTGTCACCTCGTTAGCGGACCAGTGTCTGGTCAACCGGAGTCGCAATCAACTCCACAGTTTCGTCACCCGTCGCTGGGTCTTTCGTAACGCTTTCAACATACACGAACTGCATCGGGGTGCCATTGATAACAGACTGAAACACCACCTGCCCACTGGCTGTCTCTCCGACACGCGTGATCTGACCGTTATTTTCGTACCGGTCGATATCTGCTTGGTTGTTGGCTACGGCGATTTCACGCTCACCGCGGAGCATCTCAGTGGTCTGCAATGTCCATAGTTCAGCGGCGCGATCACGTGCTGTCTGTGCGGTCAACTGTTGTTGCTCAATAAACCCACGGTCATATGTCGACTGCAGATTTGTAGCCATGTCGTCCCAAGTAAGGCGAGCTTCGCTTTGCCCATCAAGGAAGATTTCCACAGTGCCATCCGTATACGGCCGGACTTCCACCTGCTGGCCGGGGTAACGCTGCTGGAGTATCTGCTGCGCAGGCCCGAAGTTCTCCTGTTGGATACCGACGATAGCCTGCATACCGTCAAGGTACCGCTGTTCAACGTCCAGCTCGTCAAGTTGCCCGAGCACGCCTGTAAGGCCCTGCAGATTGTTAGTCTGCTGGTAGTAGTTGGCCAAAAGGTCCAGCCGCTGCCGCTGCCGCGCAACAACTTCTGCATCCGCAAATATACGTTCTGGTGCCGCAACATATGCCTTGCTACCGTTACCCTGTGTCTCCCCAAACGTAAGTTGCACAGGCGTACCGAAGTCGAGTTGAAGTCCACCATACGGTGTCTCTACCGCGGGCGCGGCTTCTTCTGCAGTTGTTGGCTGCTCGGCTGCCGCCGCTGCCGCGTTTGGGGGTTCAATACCGGTCTCCGCGCTGAGCGACTGACGCAACACGAAACCGACTGGGTCTGTTGCAGCCTGCGCAATCAGGTCTGGGTTATCGCGCAGGAGGCGTTCGTTCTCCGGGGCGTTGAACCACTGCGTGGCATTGCGCACGGCACTGCGCCGTGCAGATTCTTCTGGACTATCAGTGAAATAGCCGACTGCGCGTCCCATAGGACTACCCATGGGGCCGAACTCACCTGTGGCCAACCCAACTTGGAGGCTGCTGATAGCACCTGCGATGTCGTTCTCGCGTAGGAGCCCCTGTACGTCCTGTGTAAATTGCGACGCTTGTGGGTCTACTTGGCGCGCACGGAACCCCGTATCTCCGGTCTGCGGTGCGGAACCCACGCCAGCTTGCTCGGTAAGCATTGAACGCAGCGCATCGTATTCACCCGTCGCTGGTAGCTCAGTACCGGAGCTAGCGTTGACGATGCGCCCGTCGGGGTAAATGTCGAACGGGATACCGCTATACTCCGCGCGTGTGGGTTGCCCTTGCGGGGTAGCAGCCTGTGCGGCCGGGGCCGGGATACCTGCAGCCTGTGGTGCCGGAGCCTGTACTGGCGATGCAGCAAAAGACAAACCTGCAGCACGCATCAGCCCGGGGTCTACCTGTCCAGCGCCATACCCCCCAGAGTATGTCCCGAGCACATCAGTGCCGAGGTCACCGGCAACACTACTGACACCCCCGCCACCGCCTACTGTGCCCGGTGTTGGTACGGTGACAGTCCGCGAAGGCGGTGCAGCTGGTACCACGCTTGTGGGCGCAGCCGCAGGCGCACTTGCACCCGGAGTCCGAAGCCCAGCTATTAACTCCGATGTGGCTTGCCGTTGCTGACCTGCCCGCGCTGCGGCTTGCGCTGCCCGCGCTTGTTGCTGCCGCATTGCTTCTTGGCGCATCTCCAGCTCTGTCTGCGCACGTTTGTCGGCGTTCTGGGCAAGACGTGTTGTCTCCCCCCGAGCTGCCATAACGCTGCGCGCGTCCTGACGACCGAGGTTGGCCTGTAGACCAGCTTGGAACTGCTCGGCTACACCGCTGCGAGGAGGTGCGATACCGCTGACGGTGTAGCTACCTTGGTTGAAGACGCTGGTCGCCATGGTCGTATCCTTTACGCGATGTTGCCGTACATGCTCGAGTTGGTCGATTTATTCGAGTCGTTGTTTGAGGGTACGCCACCAAGTAAGTCGCCGGATGCGCGGGCTAGGTCCCGTGTATAGTCGTAGCGGCGGTCCTCTAGGCTTTGCCAGATCGGCATAGACAGTCCAGCGGCACCCTGCGGTGCCTGCGATGGTAGCATACCGTACGCAGCTTGCGCAGTCTGGGTTTGCGCCTGTGTACCACGGGCTTCCTCTGCCGCAGCTGCGGTCGCACCTGTCTGCGAACTACGGATACCGGCTTGACGCCGTGCGTAAGCTGCCTCGTCGCTCCCCATGCCACGGGTGTTTTCAGCCAACTGCCGCTCAGTGGCGATCTTGGTCTGTGCAAACGCCTGCTCTGGGTTTGGTGCCTGTTGCCGCGCCATCTGCATCATCTCGTTTGCCTGCATAACCTTCTGGTCGAACAGCTCACGGTTTGTCTCAGCCAGCCCCTTGAGTTCTTCGAGGTTTGCCAGTTCTGCTGGGGTCAGTTCTTGTGGTGTCGCACCGTAAACAGTCATAGCCAGCTGAGCCATACCCGCTGGGTTGTTTAGGATACCGGTACCAATCTTGGACAAGAACCCGCCCACGCCGCCAGCGGCACCCGCTGTACCTGCCGCTGCACCTGTGGCCTGCGCCGCCGTCGTCGTAGCCCCGGGTAGGAGACTTGCTCCGCCCCCTTGACCCACCGTGAGACCTGCGCCGGTCGTTTGGCCGGTCGCAAGTGAGCCCGTAGAGGCTTGGCCCGGGAGTGTCTGGGCTCCACCGAACATATTATTGAACCCGCCACCGCCAGCGAACCCGCCGATACCGCCGAAGATAGCACCTCGAAGCGGGTCACCTCCGGTCGCAGCCGAAGAAAGTCCCCCTAGAGCTGCACCTGTGAGGGCTGATCCACCCGCGGTACCGAGAAACGTTCCGAAACCGGTACCAGCCAAGGCCGCACTTGCCCCCAGCGCGCCCGCAATCATTGGTGCTGCAAACGGGATAGCAATTGCAGCGACGATCCCGAGAACTTTTTTGATGCCTTTTGACATAGTCGCCTCCTACAAAGCCATTCTGACTAGATGGCAAGCGCGGTCAAATCCGAACTTGCTGGTGTATATTTTTGCTAAGCGATCATTTGCATAAGCATCGAGAAACTCGCAACCGTTTACCTTTAACCAATCGAGGATCAGGTTCCAGTATGCGTTTTTGAATTGCATGAGGCGCTCGCCACCCATAGCGATGACGTCTGCGCCTTTGTGCCCGTTGGTATCATTGAACTGAATGGCTATGACAACTTTTACTTTACCATTATCGCGGCCCAGAAACAACACGCACATACCAGCCTGAGCCAGCTGCCGAATATCATCGGGGGTAATGTCCATGGAGCCGATGTCGTTGCTCTTACATGACGCATCGAGGATGGGTTCGATATCTGCCCACCCCTCATCCACCTGCTCCGGTGTTGCCATCTCAATGGTGAGTTTAGTCGTCATCATCTGCCTTCTCAGCGTACTGCTCCAACATCCGATCGAAGAACTCGCGACCCTTCATATCGACCACCCGCTTGGGGATGACATATTCCCCGGTGTGGGCTTCGATCATGATAGGCTCACTGTTCTCGCCGCGTACGCGACCGCCGTCCTTGAGGGACTGTACGGGGGCTCCGGGCATCTGGGCCCCGGCCATAGCTGGGTTACCGCCAGCCATCATATCCTGCCCGCCTGCGTCCGCTTGCGCCGCGCGTGCTGCGATGAGGATCGCTACGATCAAACCTTGGTCGTATTGTGGCGACAAGTCCTGCTCGGTGGCGATGCCCTGCTGGATGGCGAACTGGCGAATCTGCGGGTAGAGTGCAGGGTTACGCATCACTGTCGTTGCCAACTGCACCATTATGTTCAGTTCTTGCTGTGTCAGCTCACCGGACATCATGGCTTCGCTGATAGCCTGCTTGATCTGCACAAGGACCTGCGGGTTCCGCGAAACCATGTCTTGAATCTGCATCTCCAACATGTCCGGGGACATAGGTTGTTGTGGATCAGCCTGCATCTGGAGTCCTGCGGGACGTAAGGGCTGGCCGTCGGGGCCAATCGCACCACCCATCTGGTAGGAAGGAGGCTGACCAAAACCGGCGGCCGGTGTCATACCCGACAACGATGGCATTGCACCCGCAAGGCCACGGCCAGAAGCCATAACCGGCGGCGATGGTACTGTGGACATGAGCCCTTGTAGGACAGGTGGTACCGCGCTGCGCGGTTTCGTGTTGGCGGTAGGAGTGCGTGCCATGGTTATCCCCTCAGTTGCGTGATGAGCACTTCCACGGTCGCCCGTAGGTTAGCTACGTCGTTTGCAAGCGTTTGTATATCAGTAAGCGCTTGGTTGTAATCCTCAAGTATCGGGACATTCGCCCCGCCGAGTGTGACACCGCTGCCCTGTGCTTTTATACGGGCCAGCTGCTGTTCTGGTGGTACGGCCACGTTAAGACGGGACCGGTTTATCGCCACGCTGGCGAAATCAGGTTCACCGCGCGTGCCGGTCAACAGTTCGACATTCTCTTTGAGCGCATTCAAAAGCTGCGACTGCCACTCCTCGACCCCAACAAGTGGGACCGTTGGTATTGCTGTATACCTAGTGCGTAATGCCATCAGACGTCCCTCAAACCAGTGGGTGTCTCAGCTATACGTATAGCCCTAAGCCGTACAGAACCTTCGACGCCCACCTCGAATGTATCGGAACGGTAGCCGTGTGGCAAACGAAACACTTTGCGACTGTCAAGAAGTTGTGTCGCGACAAGCTCGCCGTCCACCCAAAACTTAAATACGATACCCCCGTCGGCATCCCACTTCAGGTCCGCAAGGTCCCAGCTCTCGGTTACATCATTCCATGCCGGTGAAACCGGCGCATAGTCTGCATCCACTTGTCCGGCCCCGATGTTGATCGGGTTCGGTGTCATGATAACTTTGGACTTCCACTCGAAAGGCTGCGCTGGTTGGTCCAGATCGTCCCATAGGTACACATCACCGGTGGTTCCTGTTGCGTAGTACAGGTTGTTCGTAAGCGAATCGTACCAAGTGGCTTCAGGTTGCAGCGCCGTTGATAGATCGACGAAGAACCCGCCAACTTTATCATCCCGCTCGAAACTGATCCCGCCACTAGAGTGCCATGCGAGGTACGTGTCTTTGTAGGCTGTACCTATGAGCGTGGATGGGTCGAGGTCTGCGTTCCATGTGTCACTGTTGTACAGCAAGCGTGTGGCCAGCTGGGGTCCAGTCGTGGTGGAGTACATAGCGAGCCCATCATGAGTTGTGTACATGACACCGAACCCCATGTTGGCGATGCTGCGTTTGTTTAGGCAGGGGTACTGGGCATCCACCCGCGTCAGCGCAAGTACAGCAGGGTCATTACCCTGTGCGAGATACGGATAGCTGTCGGTGGCGATAAGCAGGTACCCCGAGAACACTGTTAGCCCTACAATGTTGTAGGGGATTTCTTTCTTATATGTCCTTGGCCACGCGTGGTATTGGCCCGGCTCCGAGAAGTATATCTCGTTGCCCACGAAACCGACGAGGATATTGTTGTTGTACAGTGTGAGCCCCTTCAACCCAACGGGCGGGGGGACGTAGTCGTCTGTGACCAACGCGTTGAGGAGGCTTGCGACATTGAAGTCGTCGATAAAATCATAGGAGCCGTCACCCCAATACCGTGGTGTGCTCGTGCCGGGGTTCTCAGATATGTCGTGGTAGAGTGTGCCGCCAGTACCGCCGGAGCCAGTACCACCGGTGTATGTGAAGGTGAAATCATCCGTCACATCCGTGACCTCGCCGCCGGTCACGCCGGTGCTGATCTTGAAGTAGTTGCCGACTGACAGGTTATGAGGCTCCGCAGTCGTTACGGTGGTGCCAACCACGCTTACGACATCCACAGGGAACCACAACGTGGCGAGCCGCAGGTATTCTGTGTCGGCCACAGTGGAGAGCGTACGGTACAGCCGGATACCACGGATAAAGTTATTGCCTGCAGGCCGCTCAATCGGCAGGTTCCCTACGGTGACGACCTGCCCCTCTTTGATGTACAGTTCATCCGACGGCAGTGACCCGATGGATTCTTCTTCCCATGGTGTGAACCACGTGTAGAGATAGGTCCGCGCCTGCGTACTACCCGAAAGGTCTACACGACCCACGTCGCTTGTCGATGTACCGACCTGAAAACCCGGGCTGTTGTATGTGAACGTGTTGCTGCCAGTGACTGTCACCTCGACCGATAACGCATTTAAGCTCGTGAGGTCCAGACGGACATTACCCGTAGTATCACCGGACTCCGGTGTCGTGATAGTAAACGTGTTGGTGGTAATGGCCGTTATCGTGTAGATGTTGTCTTGATCGTCCGCCTCGCCAGATGTGAAGCGGAGCAGGACCCGCGCACCGACCGCGATGTTGTGGTCAGCGATCGTGACTGTAACGGTCGTGTTTGTACGGGAGTATGTACCCGCAATATCGACGAATCCGCTGATCGAGACGAACGCTCCGCTCTTGAGTGTATGAGGCTCACTCGTCGTCATTGTGACGAGACCGCCGACATCACGCGCGTATGAGGCTGTCGTCTTGGTGGTGAACGTATCTGCCACAGCAGTCGGTGTCAGGTCTGGCAGTGGTAGCCCTAAGTCATACGACGTGCTTGGGTACGGTGGTACCCCCTTTATAGCCATAGCGTAGGTAGAGACCTTCGGTGCGCCGTCACCGGTGTAATAGAACCGTTGCTCGTCGGCGTTGTCTGATCCGGCAGGCGTGGCGATATCCACATCCGTGTCCCAGACCATCCACTCAGGATCGCCGGTCGCAGGGTTGCGCAGAGCATACAGCGTCTGCGGCGCTACGCCGGTCAATCCATGGTTACCCACGACGGTAGGCCGGGGGTAAGGAATCAAGTCACCGGAATACAGTTTCACATTCGTCGCAACCTGCGCCGCTGTATCGGGTAGGAGCTCCGGCGCAATGCGTGGAGCCTTCCCTAGAAACTTCTGGAACTTGATCGCTGGCATTTACTTCTTACCCATCTTCTTCATGCACTTCCCGGCCGACTTACACTTCGCCGGGGTAGGGCAGTTGGTACAAGGTTTGAACACCATACCGCCTTTTTTGTAGGTCATTGGCTTTTTCTTAGTCATTGACATAGTCTGTCCCTCACTTCGTTGTGTGTCGTCACATCGACCAGCAGCTGCCGGTCGTTCTCGATTAACCAATCGACGCTACTCTGACTGCCGAGCGGTATGGTGCGTGTCCAGTCGCACTCAGGGCTTCTTAGACACCCACTTAGAAGCGCGATCAGCGAGACCGTTATTATCAAGCGCACCGACCTCATCCCGCACCTCCTCTGCTGTTTCCATATCTTTCAACCGCTGTTCAAAACGCTTGGCCTTGTCACCGTTGGAGTGGGAGCGGTACCCGAAGAAGTACATCACCAGTCCGCTCAGCAGGCCGACCACGAGCGGCAGGATTGCATCAGTCATTTGCGGCTCCGTCTATACAAGAGGTATCCGATCAGCGTCGCGGCGACAATCAGTGCAACAACCTGTGCGGCCGGGGCCAAGGTCCCCAGCAGGGAACTGGCGGCAGGAATGTGTTCTGCCGCGACGGCAATACCACCGGCAACACCGACTCCTGCCGCGGCCTGTGCCTCTTTGTCCTCGGTTAGTGTTTCTGGCTGGCGTGGCGGCTCGATAGGCCACTCGGTTTTGCTATCTGGCCAAGGCTTTCCCCAACTGCGTGCGGGCCCTGTGTCGATGTGCATGAAGCCTGATTTGGGGTAGTACCCAAAGCCAGTGAACCCGACAGCCCGCGCTGCCTGCTCGAACTTGTGCGGATCGTGGTTGTCCATCCGCACGTCGAAGGCGATCGCCTCCATGTGCTTGGATGCCTTAGCGCCCCCAACCGCGCGGTTGTGCTCCGGCGAGCGGTACGCTGATGTGATAATGAGGGGCTTACCCAGCATGTCGCGGAGAGCTTGCAGCTTGTCCATCGCATTTCCGTCGACGACCAGCTTACCGGTACCTTTACAGGCCATCTCGCGCGGGCTGAATGACAGCCAAGTCCAGACCGATTCTGGAACTGCCTTGTAATTTGTAAATGAGCGTTTCATATCACTTCCTCATGTGCCGCTCGATATTATCGAGCTTCTCTAGTACAGTCTTGAAGCTGTCCTTCACTTCTTTGTACTCGCGATCGTGCGCCTCTTTGTTCGCAGCTTGCGTAGCTTTTAGCACCGCAATATCTGTTATGTTGGTCTGCGTCTTGCTGTGTAGTACCCATACAAAAGCTGCCACAGGTGCAACAATCCACTGCATGATGGTGTTAATAACGTCCATCTGTACGCTCCTTTATCTCGTCCATGATAGCCAAAAGGCACCCGAACGTCTCCCGCGCTGACGGCGTAAAGTGGACTTGGGTCCTAGCCTGCGCAATCCAGTCTTTGGCTTTTGCGCTTTCTATATATGAAATGTGTCCGCACGGCAGGCCGCGCTTCACCAAAATGGGGGCCATCACGCGGCCGCCCGACCGGTGCGCGCCGTGCAGTACGTAGGCCGCGCCAGTCACGTCATGCCCCACAAGGCTGGCCGCAAAGGTCAGGGCCGCCGCACTGGGACGGGCCGCGGGCAGGACAGAGAGGTCCGCATTGAGCAGTCCGTCACGCGCCATGTGCGCCGGTAGCGATTGGTCCACCACGCTGTGCAGGCAGCGAAAAGCCCATAACCAGTCCGCCCATTCCTGCGGGGTGACGTTACCCTTGGACATGCGCCCGCCGACCGGGTGTTCCTCGCAGGCGTGGTGCATGTCCTTGGTCGCGTCGTATAGCGTCGTCATACCCATGGTTTCCTTTTAGGCGAGTTTGTAGGTCATAAAGTGTTCCTTACATTTTACATCGTATATTTAAACACGAGCTTTTACCCGAAAGCTCCACTGCGAATAGTTAACAGGGAATATCTCAGCAGAGTTGTCTTTTCTCAGAAGTATAAGAGCATCCCCAACAATAAGCTTTACGGTGTTTGCGTTTACGATATTAAAAATAAGACCTCTCTGAGAGTCATTAGGGGTGGCAGGAAGTTGCAACACATCCCCTACAGAGTAACTATTATTATCCACTATACACTGAACTTCTAAAAGAAGTAGGGGGGACGTTGTGTTTAACGAGTGGGTAAAGTCTGTCTGGCTATCTGTCGACAAAGAAACTAAAGAACTACTATAAGTCCATCCTTGAGCGAAGTTAACAGCAGCCTTAACCTTAGCAGGAGATACAAGGCTTTCTGTAGTAGAAGTCCCCGCCTGCCAGACCGCAGTGTCCAACGTGGTGTTGCTGCCCTGCGGGCCGGTCGGCCCTGTAGGACCAGCTTCATCGCCAGCTGGGCCGATGGCCCCCGTGGGTCCCGTAGCACCTAAGCCGTCAACACCAGCGGGGCCGGTCGGGCCTGTCGGGCCGGTCGGGCCGAGTGTTCCAGCTGGGCCGGTAGGTCCACTCGCGGGGCCAGTCGGGCCCGCTGCACCCGTGGGTCCTACGACGGAGTTGCCTTGCGGGCCAGTCGGGCCTGTACTGCCATCGGTGCCGGAAGGCCCCGTCGGACCTGTAGGTCCGCTGGCAGGGCCAGTAGGACCTGTGATCGAGGGACCCTGCGGGCCGGTCGGCCCTGTAGGACCAGCTTCATCGCCAGCTGGGCCGATGGCCCCAGTCGGACCTGTGGGTCCTACAGCGGTGCTATCCGCACCCTGCGGGCCGGTCGGCCCCTGCGGGCCTACAATCTGCCCGACGTTGTCCCACAGCGCTCCGTCCCATACGTACAGATCACCGTCGGCGGTCACGATGTAGGCATCGTTGATCGTATTGCCTAATGCAGGGAGGTCGCCGACCGTAGCAACCGTGCCTATGAAGTTGATGGACACACCCTGCGGGCCAGTCGGGCCTGTCGGGCCAACGACTGTAGAGTCCGCACCTGCGGCCCCAGTCGGGCCGGTGGGACCAAACACACCGGACGGACCTGTCGGGCCTGTCGGGCCGCTACTATAGGGCAGGTCTAGGTACGCATCTGCACCGTTACCGATCTTGTATTTGCCGGTGTCTGTTTCCAGCACGAGTTCCCGGTCCGCGAGGATCGGGTTGAACTCGGTCCAGCGGGCCAAGGTGTCGCCACGTAATGCAAAGCCGATTGTCGAGGATGGTGTGGGTCCGGGCATATCAGGCCGCCTTGTCTGCGGAGTAGAACTCCAAGTTACGTTTCAACCGCTCATCACCGGGCTCGAGCCCTACTGCGAGCTTACCGTGTTCTACGGCTTCCCCTGACTTACCGAGGTGGTGGGCCGCCAGCGCAAGAAGATCATGCGGCTTTGCCCCCCAGACACTCGGGTCCATCGTGTAGACCAAGGCTTTGTCCTTAATCGTCAAAGCCTGTTTAGCACAGTCGTAGCTTAATTGCCACTGGTCTGTCTTACGCGCGAGGTCAGCCAGCTCTACCCAAGGCTCACGGGTGTTCGGGGCTTCCTCGGTGGCTTTCTGGAGCCAGACCTGTGCCTGCTCACGGTCGCCCAGCGCCTCGTAGGACTGCGCCATCACGCGCATCGCGTAGCACCGCTCGTTCGCCCAGTCGGCGTTCGGGTTGTCCAGATATTTATTCAGCGCCACGATGGCGTCGATCCAGCGGCGGCTGAACGTCAGCTCGCGGGCGTAATAGAACGCATTGCGCGGGCAGTGTGGGTCTTCCTTGACTGACAGCTCCAGCAGGTCGAGGTATTGCCCCCGGCTCTTGGTAGGATCAGGGTGGTGCGTCACCAAGAGCATGTCCGTCTGGGCATAGAACTCATTGGTCCGCGCATCCGGGCGCGGGTACTCGTGGCACGGGTGGTGCCAGTGATAGCCGTGGCGCGCGTGGATTTTCTCGTAGTAGAACAGGATGCCTGCGCCCCAGTCGAACTTGTAGCGCAGCCGGGTCGTCTTGCCCAGTTCCCAAACACGCTCGATCTCCTCGCGCCAGCCGGGTTCCAGCCGTTCGTCGAGGTCGAGGCTGATACACACGTCGATGTCGCGGGGGATGAGGGCAAGCGCCGCGTCCCGGGCCTTATCGAACCGCCAAGGGGTGATGCAGATTTCCGGTACAGTCGCACCGCAAGCACGGGCCAACTCGACTGTCTCATCGGTGCTGCCTGTATCCGCGATGAGGATCAGGTCCGCATCCTCGGCAGACTCACAGAACTGCTCGACAAACGAAGCCTCGTTCTTACTGATGGCGTATACGCAAATCTTCATGTGTTACTCTCCCAGTTTGGTTGGCCAAGTGATGCTCCACGGAAAGCCAGCTTGGTCTGTGACATCGCGCAGCGACTGACGGTATGCGGCCCACTCTGGCGTCATCGTGTTGTCGCTCAAGGCCATCCAGTCAGTCTGTTGCAGGAGATAGTCCCGCTGCGAGCGAACAGATTGCGCCTCGTTGTCGGTGCGCTGCGCGATCTCTTCGGGCGTTGCGTCCGTCACGTCCCAGACCTGCGTCCACTCTCCGTCGGTCAGGACAGCCGTGCCCTCGGTGGCATTCTTCGTGTAATCCACCTCCGGACGCGGTGTCAGCGTCAGCGGGAATACATCCCAGCTTGCCAGAAGCTCGTCGCTGGGACGCTTCGGGAAGGACGTGTTCGGGTTGTCATGACGCAGTTGCCCGATTGAGTAATTCTCAGGCTGGCCGTTTGTGATCTTCAGGTGTGGCATATAAGCCTCCGTTATGCAGTGGAGTATTGGTACAGTTTGTTCGTGGCGTCTCCAATAGCGTACATTTTTGTGCCATCGGGTTTGAAACTGACGCCTTTTATAAATGTGTCTTGGCCCGCCACGCTGAACCTCTGCACATATGTTGCACTCGAAACGTCCCAAGGACTGCCGAGAGCGTACTCACCGATAGAGTCACTCCCGTCGCTGACCACATACATGGCCGTTCCGTCCGGCTTGAAAAATATCCCGTCCGCAGTTGGTGAGTTTGCACCAACGCTAACATTCTGGAAAAATACAGCCGTAGAGACATTCCACGGAGTACTTAAATTGTACTCATGCACTCGGTCATTCAGCCAGCCACACATGTACATTTTTGTACCATCAGGCTTGAAGAAAAGACCTGTTGGAACTGGTTCTTGACTTCCGACATATATGCTTGTTTGAACGCCCCAGAAAGGCATGTTCCACGCATCGGAAGTCGAGTTGTACTGCCAAACACGGTCGGAACCTCCGCCCGTGACATACATCACCAAACCATCAGGTTTGAAGAATACCGCAGCAGGATTGTTTTCTTGGGCTGCGGTCGAAAAAGAACCAGATGCGAGAGCGGTTGATAAGTCCCACGGCGTACTCAAAACGTACCTGTAAATCCGGTCTGTGTTGTTCCCTGCGATAAACATCATCGTGCCGTCGGGCCTAAAAAACAGCCCGTTTGGTGTGGTGTCTTGCGTACTAAGGCTGAAACTGACCCCATCATAAACGGCGTCTGTCAGGTTCCAGCCTCCGCCACCACCCGTCCCACCTGCGCCCGCTGCCTTTGCCCACAACATTACGAGCCGTCCCCTACGAGAGCACCATAGAGCGTCGAGCCGACTTTCCAAAGTGCGACGACTGTGTCTGCATCAGTGGCTAGATCAGGTGCTGCGGCTGCGTTGTTGATCCACGTCATCGTTGGCCACGTGACCGCGAACCCTGTACCGTCGTCGATCATGAGCGTGATGCCCTGACCTGCGGAGAACCCGTCGGTGTATGTGGTGGCTCCCGTCAGGGTGTGCGTCTGCACAGAGCCGTTGTCCGGCTCGAGCGCAACACTCGTCCCAGTGATCGCGTACACATCCTCGGTGATCGTGCCGCTGGTCACGACAGGGCTGGTGCGTCCGAAGTTGGCTAGGTCGCGTGCGTTGGTCATGGGTTACTCCAGTTTTGATAGCGACATAAATTCAGGCTTGGCGATGCTCTCGACACCGAACATCCGCTGTGTAACTTCTGTCGCACAGTGCTCGTATTTTATAGCCATCTGGTCAAGAAAATCTTCAAGGTCCGCCGCTGTGGGTCGGGCACCGTTGATGATGCGCTCGTCGGTCGCTGCAATGTAGCCGGCAACTTCGCGCAGGGCGATCTGGATATGGACCCCGAACTGCTGGAGGTATTCAATCGACGCCTCTTTGCCGCGACCCAACTCTACCAAGTTGCGGTAGAGAAGTTCAAATCCGCGCCGGACGTGAAACTTGTTCTCGTGGCGCTCGAAGTCTTCCTCGGTCCAGTCCTCCATGCCGTGCGTGGCGACAAGGTTGTCGTAGGCGGCGATCAGGATCGCGATGTCTTTGACCGCGCCGGAGATGTGGTTCTCCATCTGCTGCAACTGGAACGCCTTCTGCCGCTGCTTGGCCTCATGCAGTGCCTCGGAACAGTCCGGATCAGGCTCTTTCTCGGTAAGCTCGACGTAGCTGACTTGCGCTTCGGACAGCGCAGCTTGGCGCTTGGCGATCTCCGCGAGAACCTGACGCACCTGCCGGTGTGGCGCTTGGCCCGTGAGCATCGTGAGGCTCATCAGGCTGGTGGTCGTCTGGCTGTTGCTGCGCCCGAAGGACTGCGTCTTGGCTACCATTTCAGGAAGCCGCGCAGACGCCAGCTCAACCGCCTTGGCGGGGGCAAGTGACGCGAAGTTGCTCTGTGTGGTTGTGATTTCGTTGCTCATGTTATCCACCTGACGTTGCTGCGAGGGCGGAGCGGGCGACCGTCAAATCACCGAAGTCAACGGCGTTGCCCGGCGTGGCGATTGTGATGTATTCGATGATGTTGGCATTACCCCCACCCATCACGCCTCTGGTGCCGTCCGACGTTGCTGCAGCACTAACGCGGGGCAACGGTGAATCTCCAAAATCTGTGGCGTTGCCTGTCGTTGCGATATTTATATAGTCAAGGGTGTTGTTAAACCCGCCATTATCGGGCACGCCGGGGCTAAAGACCCCGCGAGTTCCGTCAGACATTGCCGAAAGCTGCGACCTTGCGACAGTTAGGCTGCCAAAAAGCGTCGCGTTTGATGTGGTGGCGATGGTTATATAGTTTATGGTGTTCTGGGCCGACCCAAACGAAGTGGTGGTTTGACCGCCACCAAACACACCTCTGAAGCCATCACTGGTGGCCGCAAGATAGGATATTGTCCGAGGCAAGTCACCGAAGTCGATGGCATTGCCTGTGGTGGTGATAGTGATATAGTCGATGTTGTTGAAAGTAACGCTAATAAGTCCTCCACCAAACACACCTCTTGATCCGTCGCTTGTGGCGGCAAGCAGACGTCTGGCTTGACTCAAATCGCCAAAGCCGACAGCATTGCTTGGAGTTGCGATGTCGATGTAGTCGAGAGTGCTCACGACGATTGCCGTGATACCCCCGCCAAATACACCACGCGCGCCATCTGACACAGCCGCAAGCCCAGACCGAGCTTGCGTCAAATCGCCAAAGTCAATGGCATTTCCCGTCGTAGCAATGGTTATATAGTCGATGGCGTTGGTTGTCGGGTTTCCCCCGCCAAACACACCTCTCGGCCCGAAGAATGCAGGTGCTCCACCAAGCGTCCCGCCTGCACCGATAAGACCGCGCTTTAGCATTACGAACCATCCCCGACGAGTGCGCCGTAGAGTGTCGTGCTTACCTTCCACAACTGGACAGTCGTGTATCCAGTGGTCGCCAAGTCGGGCGCGGCACCTGCGTTGTTGATCCACGTCATCGTCGGCCACGTGATCGCCTGCCCTGCTCCGTCGTCGACCATCAGCGTGATGGCCTCGCCGCCCGAGAGGGCGTCGGTGTATGTGGTGGCTCCAGACAGCGTGTGGGTCTGCACTGTTCCGTTGGATGGATCAAGCGAGGGGGTTGTGCCAGTAAGTGCGAACACCTGCTCGACGATAGCGGCCCCGAAGGTGGCGTCTCCCGACATGGTGGTAGTCGACGAGAACGTCACTCCACCACTGAACGTGCCGCCGGACGCGGGGACAACATCTGCGAGCTCCGCTGTCGTCCACGCAAGGACTTCCACGAGGTCGCCCAACGTAGCGCCCGTTGCCAAAACAATAGATGTCCCGTTGGTGGCCGTGTAATCTGCGGTCCCGAGCTTAGCCCCGTTTAGGAACACATCGGCGTAACCTACGGTATAGGCCACAGTAAACGTGGTTTGCGCAGCAGTCGCGGTGAATGTTGCTTTGTTGTAGGCGATGCTTTCACCAATGGGGCCTGTCGCTCCGGTCGGGCCAGTCGGACCTACTACGGTGGAATCCGCGCCTGTAGGGCCAGTGGGACCAATAGCACCCAGCGTACCATCTGCGCCGGTCGGGCCCGTTGGGCCGACAACTGTAGAATCCGCGCCTGCCGGACCGGTAGGGCCAGTGGGGCCAGCGACGGTAGAGTCCGCGCCTGTAGGGCCAGTAGGGCCAGCGACTGTGGAGGCGTCACCCGGAGCACCTGTAGGGCCAGTGGGGCCAGCGACTGTAGAGTCAGCACCTGTAGGGCCAGTAGGGCCAGCGACTGTGGAGGCGTCACCCGGAGCACCTGTAGGGCCTGTAGGGCCAGCGACTGTAGAGGCATCGCCTTGTGGTCCTGTAGGGCCAGTGGGGCCAGCGACTGTAGAGGCATCGCCTTGTGGTCCTGTAGGGCCCGCGACTGTAGAGGCGTCACCCGGAGCACCTGTAGGGCCAGTAGGGCCTGTGAGACCGACCGGACCAGTGGGGCCCGTAGGACCAGTGGGGCCGACGATCTCACCGACGCTAGACCAAGACTCATTCCAGACATAGAGCTCGCCATCGGCCTGTACGATGTAGGCATCGTTTGCTGTGTTACCCGTTGCAGGGAGGTCGCCAACCGTAGGGACCGACCCGAGCACATTAAGCGACACGCCCTGTGAGCCCGTAGGACCAACGATGCCCCCATAAGCGAGGTCGAGGTAGTTGGATACCCCGTCACCAACTTTGAACTGGTTTGTGTCCGTCTCAAGGACAAACTCCCGGTCCGCAAGGACTGGGTTGAAAGCTGTCCAGCGCGCCAAGGTATCGCCGCGAAATGCCAGCTGGAATACGGATGCGCTAATGGTCATGTCTGAGCACTCCCAAGGTCAATCTTCGCACCGCCGGTATAATCGGTCTCGGCGTTACCGGCATCGATCAGCGTAGACAGCACTGGCGCTAGGCCCACCCAGCTGTCCCCGGTCGAATAGTGCATGAGGTCGTCTTCCCCGGCGACGATAGCACCCTTGTAGGCGGTTGCGTCAAGCGCGACTGGCGTAGCGTAGCGCAGAGACTGCCCAACGGTTCGGTCCCTGCCGGATGCAAATTTTACACTGCTCATGTTATCACCGTGTATTCTTCGCGCTGGTTCAGCACATAGGATAGGCACGCCGTCGCGCCCTGAAAGTTCTCGCACTTGAGTTGCATCCGCTCGCCGCTGGGGAGGTTCTGCTTCCCTAGCTCGATCAGCGCAAAGTCATTCGGCGGTATGTCCATCTGGTTGAGGATAAGCCACTCCACCCCGCCGCTGTCTACGACACGGATCGAAAGCTGTATTGTGTGGGACCCGTTGTTCGCGACAACCAGCGACGTGAGGAGAGCCACCGCCGTCATAACGCGTTGTGGGTTCGGCCCGCTTTCCGGGATCACATAGCTCGGTACATCAAGTACGGTGGTCCAGAACGAGGGGACATTTATCCGTGATGCCTCGAAGAGATTAAGCGGCGGACGGGGGGTTGTAATCGTCGGCATGTCAGCCTCCTAATACTTGTATGAGTGGGAGAGCGATGTTCTGCACACCGCGCGAGAACGCCTGTCCCTCGACCGTACCGCGCTCAAAGTCTACGCGCAGATCGTCACCGAGGTAAGTGTCGCCGAGCTCTGTCGAGAAAGTCGCATAGATGCGGCCTCCTTCCAACTTGAGGTTGGCCTGCGACGGGTCCACCGCTTCGCCCGTACCGCGCTGGGAGAAGGGCAGGGAGTTGTAGTTCACGCCAGAACCGACGTAGCTGAACTGCTGGCCGGTGGCCTCGACCACAGACGGGAACGGTATCGTCGGGGGCGTCTCCACGTTGGTGGTGATGAGCTCGATCAGCGACACAAGCATGTCTTCTGCGGGGGACGTAAGCGCACACCGCGCGAGGATGCGCGCCTGAATGATCTCCCAGCTGCGCACGAATATGGGGAGGAGCGCCGCAGAGAAATGATACTCTGCGTTCCAGTTGAACAGCCCCTTGACGAAGTATTGCGCGCCCCGGTCCTGCCCTGACCGGAAGTCATCGGACAGCTGCTTGAGGAGCGTAGCCGCATCCCGGCGTGTCAGCGCCTCCTGCTCCAAGCTGAACTCCTGTACCTCTACGAACTCGTCAGCGAGCTGGATGTACATCTCCTCGATGATGGTATCCGACTGCTCGATGATTGCATCTGCAGTCGCCACGTAGACAGCTCGGGGCTGGTCAGTGGGGTTCTCGATAAGGACCGTGTTGCGAAACCCTGTAGCAACCAGAGCATAGTCGCCAAACGTGTTGTTGGAGTTCGCGACTGTCACCTGTCCACCATCATGGCACCACAACCCGTAGCGGGTCCAGTTCGTGAACACCGACACCAGCTGTACGAAGGCGTTGCGCCGCATGAGGTAGGCGTAGCCGTTGGGGTTGATGGACGTAAAGGAGTCCACCACCACAGACCTGAGCGGTGAAGACGGCGCAAGGACTGACCCGTCCGCGTTTATGTTCCCAGCTCCGCGAGGCATCAGCGGGTTGCCAGCTGCGCGGTCGATGGGCAGTGTCAGTTGGTCCTGCGTAAACTCATGCAGCATCGAGCAGTCGGCGATATACGGCGAACGCGTTATGAAGGCCCCGGGCTTGAACGCAAACACAAACCCCTTCTGGGGTGGGTAGTCGTGCTCCGGCTGTACCGCGACACCGGCCACGTTGCGGTACAACACCCCGCCCACGGTGAAGTAGTCCCACACATCCACGGCCGCCAGCCCGAGACCCTCGGTCGCGTACGCGGGCGGGTCCTCGTGCTGCAAGCCGGTGAACGTGAACCCGCGAACTTTGATGCCGCTGTCCATCAGGAACATGTTGTTCTGCGAAAGGCCCGCGGGCAGGCGCAGCTTGGTCGCCCGCAGATCGTACCCGTAGAGCACTACGTTCGGCGGGAGTCCTGTGTCCGGCTGTACGGTATAATCGCCCGGGTGTACGACCACCGCGCAGGGCAGAGCGAGCTCCGCAGCCTTGGTTAGCGCCGCCCCGATAGTTGCTAGGGACGAACCAAGGCTGGTCCCTGTGTTCGCATCGCTGCCGTTCATCGTCACGTAAAATGTGCGGGCTACTGTGTACGAGTCTGCAACACCGGCCCCCGCAGGGATAGTGCCTGCAGGCCATTGGAAATCTGGTGGCACAACCACTTCATCTGCGGACACAACCAAAGGCGTGGGCAGCTCAGTGTGTGCGAGAGCGAGCGTCACAAGGTCTGTCTGGTGCCCCGCGCCGTAGGTCCTGAACCACGGGATGCCGTACCGCGCAGAGCTCGGGATGTACACGTCGTAGGTCTCGCCGCCGCCAAACCCGACAGAGTAAGAGAACTCCCGGAACAGCGAACTCACCAAGAGCGTGTTGTCCGAGTGGATAACGGTCTCACCGATTTTGTTGTCGAACCCGTTGTACCAGTCGATACCGGCGGTGATGCCGTCGTTCGCCGGGTCGCCGCTGTCGGTGAACCTCTGGTAGCCCACGCGCAGCGTGTACGACTGGGTCAGCTCGAGCGGGACAGAATACTTTGCGGAGGCACTCCCTAGCCCGGTAAAGCGGTACACCTTGCCGTTAAGTCCGACATCCGTGGCCCCGCCGGAGAGAGTGAAATAGCTGGGTGCATCGCCCGGACGGTACTGCCGGGAGAGGCTCTCCGCGCTCGCATCCTCGCGACCCTCGATGTACGCAGCAGTGACCCGTAGTTCGACAAGACTACCAGCGGCAAAGTCGCGGGCTACGGTACCTTCAGCACCACGAGTGACGGTCAGTGTGTCGCCGCTGCGCGCGGTGACAGTGACAATCTCGTACCCGCCGTCTGTAGACACCAGTGTTGTGTTGAATGTCTCACCCGTACTGAGCGCCGGGAATACAGCGCCGGTACCCGTGGTCAAAACGACTGTAGTATCCGTTGGGTCCAAGGCCGCATCCAGATACCCGCGAGCGTTGTTTGTGATCTTGAGTACCATTACCTACCTCATGCGAACTTCGGGGCAGTGGCACGCATAGTACCACGCACATTTCCTAGATTGGCGCGCGCCCGGCGTTCCGATATTTCACGGAGCGTCTGCTTGGCGTGATACGCTGCCAACTCACGGTCGGACCAACCCACATTGGGCAGTACCAGCAGGTGCTGGAGTGCGCTGTGTAGGATGGCTTCTTCTAAATCGTTGAACACTACCTCGTCCATGCCCTCCGCGGTACGCGACGGCTTTAATGCACAGAGCAAACGCAGCGCGTACACCTTGGTGTCGTCTGGCAGGGGGAGGACAATGAACTTGTCGGGGGTGAGCTGTGTCACAGACCGCGGTTCAGACGCTTCGTCCATAGCGGCATCGGGCATCACAAACGCTGGGTTCTCATTGAACACTGACTCGTTGAACGCCGATGTGTTGACCGCCCCGGAACCAGTCTCAGCCCACAGTTCCTCTGGCGTCAACCCGCTGTAGAGGTCAGCCCACTGCGGGTACTGGTACAACGCCTGCTCCAGCGTAAGCCGGTCAAGCGGGCTACCGTTTAGTTGCGCGGCGAACATGACATGGACGTCAGTTTCAGCGGGCTTAACGTAGTTGTATTCATGGACACCGGGGGTGAGGTTAAATACTGGGGGTGTGTAACGCCAGCTAAGTGTTCGCTCGCACACGCGAATAGCCGCATCGCGGATGTACTGAATCATTGTGTACTGGGGACACCCCGGCACACTCGGATTCAGTCTAGGGACCATAGATGCGAACGTACGTGTCGCCATTAACTAATTCTCCGCGGGTCAAGCCCTGAGTTCTTATCGTCTGTGATCTCGCGCGATTGCAGCGAAACACCCAGACCTTGCGTAAAGGAGTCGAGGAATAGCTTGGCCCGGCCAGAGTTCACGTGCTCATCGTCAACCGACTCAGCGAGGTACACCGTACCGTCCACGACTGTTGGGAAATAGGCATCAATCGGAGCAGTGATTGGATCATTAAGCGCATAATCCGTCGGCACCTTGGCGTATTCTGCAAGTAGTATAACGCCACTTGAAGGCTGAGGATAGAGGAAATAAAGGTTGGGGTTGCGCACGTGCCGCATGAAGTTCACTGGAAAGCCCGCGGGTTGACTGCGCCAGCCGGGAAACGTCTGGTCAAATGTGTCCCGGTCTACCTCTGTAACCGTGTCACCGCCCTTTATACCAAAGATTTCCACCAGTCGTATGGAGTCCGCTGGCATGGTCTGCAGCGTCGTATTCGGTGTAGTGGTGATCTCCCCGACCTGAAGAAACAGATCGGGGCGGAACATTGCCATGCGCTTGAGCGTCTGGTTTACAAAGCCCAGCATGTCACCGTCCGAATACCGCTGCGTTTCACGGACGTCGCTTATCAGCTTGCGGGCTTCAGTGATGACATCTGCGGGGGTCATTCAGGCAAATCCCTTGACGCGTCGGCTTCGATCTCCGGTGCAACATATACTGGTTCTTCGGCGGTGTCATCCGTAGTCAACTCGAGCCCGGCTTTGCGCTTGCCCTGTGCCCTCTTGGCCTTGGCCACAATCTTCTCGTCGACGAACCGCTCAGGGAAGGCTTCTTCCTCGGTCACTTCCACGCACAACGCGTTCTTCGCGAGGATGGGGTTCCAGCCGTAGATGAAGCCATCTTTGGTGTTGCGCAGGTATCTCTGTGTCATTTCGCTTTCCTTTTCGTGTTTATGCTGTCGGTAAGATTTGGGTATGGCTTACCATTTCACCTTATCTGCCCAGTATGCCGCGGACATCTTACCCTTGGCGATGTTCTTCGCGTGACGCGCCTTGAAGGCTTCATTACGCTTCGAGCCGTCCGGCGAACCTTTGACGCCCTGCTGCCCGAACCGGATCGTCTTCACCTCGTCGCCGCTCTTAGCGACAACAACGTGGGATTTGGTAGGGTGGCTCGGCGTGCGCTTGGGTTTGTTGAACCCGGTAACCCCGGCTCGCTCCAGACGTGGGTCTTTTGCCATTACGTGATAACCCCCTTGATGATTACAAAGCCCAGCACCACAGCCTCTGAGTAGTCCACTCCAGTGGAGTGGTTGTGCAGATGGATCGCACAGGACCCGGCGGCCACGGCATCGACAGTCGCGGTGTACGTGCTGGGTGTCGCCCCGGAAACTATGTTAAGGATCACAACATCGGTCGCTGCTATGAAGCTGTTGGTCAATGTGAATGTCGCACCAGAGTTCCGCGACAACTCCGTGGTGGCCATCGTGATCCGGCCGCTGGGCTTATTGAGGGTGACGCCCGTAGTTTTGTCTGTCAGCTGTGTGACAGTACCGCCTGCGCCAGCAGTGAACCCAATATCTTCGGTGACTTTAATAGACTGTGATGTGATCGACGTGATGCCCGTGAACGCCCCTGTGAAGTTCACGTCCTGTATGGACCCGCCTGTGATGGTGACATTGTCAGAGTCCTGCGCCGCCAGCGTACCGACGTCACCGGGCTGCACAGCACTGTCGGCCAGTACGCCCTGCGCGGCCGTGGCGAAGTCACCTGTGTCGTCCAGTGCCGCTGTGCCGAGCTCCAGTGCGGTCCGGGCTTGCGCTGCGTCAGTAAATGTTACTTTCGGGATAACGACTGCTCCAGCGCCGTCGGGCGCGAGCGTCAAATCCCCGTCTGTGTTTGTCGTATTGATGGTGTTGCCGTACATACGTACGTTATCGACCGATACAGAGCCGGTTCCTACTTTAAGTGCCGTTGCAACGCCGTTCGCGCTGTAGACGGTTTTCTCAGTAGCCGCAGGCCCGCCATCAACGTGCAGAAGCTGCTCGTAGGTGTCTTTGATAACTTTGCCAGTAAGGTTGGTAGCCATGTGCGGACCCTATCCGTGTTGGTGAGGAGGGGCCCCGAAGGGCCCCGCCGTTTTAGGTTACGTTTGCGATCGTACCCAGATCAGCACCCATGTTGACCACGGCCAACGACACCTTGATGCGTGCAGCATCAATGGCATTGGTGTTAATGGTCAGCAGGACGCCTGTGTCCGCCGCAGCGTACAAAGCGCCGGTCGTCAGACCAGCAGTTGTACCTACAGCGGCGTTCAGGCTGACGTCGTTGCCCCAAAGAGCAGGGGTACCCGTGACACCGAGGTCAATAGTACCGGCTGCGCCTTCAGCACGAACAACAGTCACAGCTGCGGACAGTACGTACGCGCCTGCGGGGAGCGTACCGATGACCAGCGTGTCGGTAGCTGCCAGAGCAGCTGCACTAGCAGCGGCACGGGCGGCAGCGATCTTGGCGAAGTCGAGGTCGATCTCGACGACGCTCACGCGGTCAGTGTAGTTGGCTGGGAAGCCAGCGGAGTTCTTTGCGAACCCCAGAGAGTCAGTATAAGCGACCATTGTCAGTCCTCCTTATGCGAACGAGATGACGGACTGGGCGATAGCTTCAGGCTTGGTGACCTGATAACCATACACTTGCAGACCGCGAACGATGTTGCCGAAGGTGGACTGCGCACGCAGGGTTTCCATCTCTGTCATCTGTGATGCAAAGGTGAAGCCCGCTTTATGGCCAGCGATAACGCTGAACTTGCCCGCATCGACGTACAGGTTGTGTGACATGTAGATCGTGAAACGATCGACCATGCCAAGACGCCCGTTACGGATGATGGAGGTGCTGTCGCCGGAAAGCGAAGCGTCCTTCAGGTCACCCTTCTTGATGAGGCCAGCCGCTTTGGCGGGAATCACAATATAACGATCGCTCTCAGGAACGTTCGCTTCATCCAGAACCGTACCCATATCGACGATCAGGTCGAGGATGTTTACAGTCGAGTCAGCGCCGTCCTTGGACACAGACAGCGGGGACGCTGTGGTGCCGAGGTTGAACGACTCAGTCTTCGCGCCAGCAGTTGCGCCTTTGTTCAGACCAGAGATACCGGGCAGAATATCGGTCAGCACGCGCTGGTCGATTTTGATCTTCATCTGCTCGGAAGCGTCCTTCGACCACATATCCATCAGACCAACGTCGGACTGGATGCGATCGACATCGTCTTCAACGCAGGAGAAGTATTCGCCCTTGTCGATCACGAGTTGTAGCTTCGGCTTGTCGGGGTTCTCCACGACAAGGTTCTGACCTTTGACGTAATCACGGATCGTGATGTTCGGCTGGGTACGGATGTTGACCGTGTCACCCATGCTGCGAATTTCGCCTTCATAGTCAGTATTCGAGATTGCTGCGAGCACTGTGGCGTCGTAGAAATTCTCGATCAGTTTGCCAGACCAAATCTCTGGGATGAAGTTCCCAGAATAGTTCGGACGGCCCGGTGCGACAGGATAAGTCATACCCTAACTCCTTGCATTATGCGGTTACAATGCGACCTTCCCGCTGTGCAGCGAAAATGTCACGTTCGATACGGTCACGCTCGGCCTCTTTCCCCTTGTACTTACCCTTCTGAACATCGACAAAGAACGTCTTGATGTCAGCTGACGAGTAAGTGCGCGGTTCGCTCTGAGTGGATGAACTACCAGTACGGCCTTTGCCGGGTGCTACTTGGCGCTCAAGTTCAGAAGCAGACGTCGCCTGCCGTGTGGTACGAGCTTCCGGTACCCCAGACATTCCCTTCCAAGACGAGAAAAAATTCGCAACACGACGAGCATCAAGACTACGCTGGGCGTCGTCCAAATACGTTTGGCGCGGAATACCTGTAAGCGGGTCGGTTTCAAGGAGCCACGATTGGAACCCTTGGTCGCCGTTAACGTCCTGCCAGTCAGGTACTACTGCCTGTAGGTCCGCCCAGAAACGCTGTTCGTTTGATACTGCTTGGTTCTGCGATAGCTGGTGGACCTGTGGGACCACGGTGCCTTGCATCTGCCGTACCAAGTTCTTGAGGTCGTCGATTTCGGCATCCTTCGTGTATGCCTCCTCGCGGAATACTCTCCGCATCACCTCAATAGACTCGCCGTAATCCTCCACGTCTTGCTCAGTGATGAGCTTCTCAGCGGGGGTCTGCTGTTTAGCAGGAGTGGCGTTCATAGAAGTAATCAACTGCTCAAGCTGTTGAACACGTTTACCAAGCTCACGCTTTTCAGTGTGGAGCCGGGGGACCTCAGCATTGTACATCCCTTGTAGGGAACGCCAACGCTGCTCGTATGTTTCGTCTTCGTCTTTTGTGCCCTCAGCTTGCTCTTTCGCCTTGGGCGCGGGTGCTTGTCCTCCACGGTTGTCGGCTTGATCTTCTGTACGATTATCCTCAACGGCCTGTTGTACAACCTCGGCAGTGTCGTCACCGCCCTGCTCTACTACATTCTCATTGAGTTCATTGTACAGTTTGTCAACTGCCTCAGCCTGTTTGCGAACTTGCGCTGGTAGTGCCATAGTGAACGCTCCTCATCGGTGTGCGTGATCCGCAGCTATCCTTGTCTGGATTGTGCCGCCATATCAGGGGACTTTACGAATAACTCATGAAGCTCTTTCAAAACCTGACACCGCCCCTGTGCAAGTGCCACGTTCTGTCCAACACTGGGTAGCTGCTCAAGCTCATGGCGGTACCACTCCGCGACCCATTTAGGGAAGTCGGGGAACTGGCGGGCCGCCATGGCCACGGCTCTGACTACATCGGGGTCAGGGCGCTTCATCCTGATCCTCCAGTGCTGCGATTCATTACGGTGTTGGCCTGCTGACCACCGGCGGGCATACCGCCCGGTAGTGTTTCAGTCGGGGCCCCACCGGGTGCCTGCGGAGCAGTGGCCTCAGCAGCAGCAAGCGAAGCCTGCGTCTTCTGCTGGTGAGCCATCTTCTCACGCGACGGTACAATTTCATCGACCGGCATCTGCAAGCCCTTAGCGACTTCACGCAGCAGAGCTGCCCGGCCGCCGGAACCGATGATCTCAATGTCTATCGGGTTGGCTGTGGCGTTTAGGAACTCCACGCGCCGTACGTTGACAGTCTCTTTGACAGCGAGGTTGATCGCGCCGCGCGGTACAATCTCTACGTCACCCTTGATGGATTCGTCTGGGTCGTACCGCATGTTGTACAGGAACTGCCGCTTGACGATACGGTGGATCACGTCGGAGTCGATGTGCATCACGACCTGCCGGATACCCTTACCCGCAGACCCCATCAACATGGATAGGCCCGAGGCTGTGCGCCCAGCGCCCTGCACGTTGGTGTCGCCGTAGATATAGGCCGGGATACCGCTGTGGTCATCCGCCAAACGCGAGAACCGGTCATACACACCCATCAACTCGTTGGCACGAGAGTCAGGCTGCGAGAACCGAACAGCAGGTGCGCTCGAACCCAACGGGTCATTGGTCACCTGCCAAATTTTCCATGGTTGCATCTGTGTGATGTCTTCGTTGGGCGGGATACGCTCAAGGTTGACTTCCACCTGCGGACCGGACGCGATAGCCATGTTGTTGACGAGCGAACGAGCCGCTGCGTTGCATACGTTCTGCACATCTTCGATGATCTCGGGGATTGCTTTACCCCAAAATGCGCCCGGCTGCTTGATAAACGACGTTTTTGCATAGGGTTTTTCACCTAATGGGTCGTAATTCAGCACCACTTTGATGGCATAACTACCCACAATCCACGCATTCGCGTCGTATTCGCGGGCCTCATCAGGCACTTCTTCTTCGCTCAAACCCCACTCACGGAGCATTTTTCCGGAGATTTTACCCCAAAATTCAAGCGCATCGTACATTTCAGTGGGTGAATTGTACGCATAAAAGAGGCGTTCTTGCTCCTCTTTCTGCAGCTCTACGTCCTCATTGATCCAAGACTGGCCGTTGCCGACCTCAAGGACCTTGCGTATGGCCTCATCGTCGTAACCCGGCACACCAATAAGGTCAGCCAGCTCCATGCGACTCATGTGATGATGTTCAAACAGGTATCCGTCGTTGATGTGGCGGACACCCGGCTCCGGATATATGCGGAACGGGTCAACCCGCTCGAACTCTGGGCCCAAACGCTCTGTCGCTTCGACTATAGTCGAGCCGTCTGGTGCTTTGCTGTACCCGAGCACGCGCTGACGCCGGACGACAGGTCCTTTCAGGAACGCCGCGGGGAATGTGACGATATCCGTGACGAACTCGTTGAAGGCGTCGCCCCAGCCGCCCTGCTCGAACTGGTCTTCGATCTTGTGCTTCATGCGATCGGCGCGGTTTTGTGATTCCTGCAGTAGACGGAACCTGAAATCTTGGGACACCATCTCGCGCAGCTCGGCCATCTCCGCTTCCGTGGGGGCCTGCCCCCGCGTCTGCAGCAGCTCGATGACTTTGGCCGAGAACTCTTTCTGGATTTCCATCTCGGTGTCCGGCGGCAAGTCAGGGATCGTCGTCGGGTTCAAATCCCACGGGGGCATACCTTGGTCGAGCATGATGTCCCGCAGCCAGCTCTCGGCGGCCCGGCACTTCACCTCAGTGAGCATCATGTATACTTCAGACCCGCCCTGCGAGTTTATCGCCTTCAGCTTATCCGCTTCGTACTGGCCATTACGCTGCCGCATGGCTCTCAACATTATGTGCTCAATAGGTTTTTTGGCGATGCGTGCTGCGTCCCAACACTGACGTAGATACGCCGTCATACCCAATATAAACGGATCGTTCTGCCGTGCCTGTAGCTCACGATCAACCCGCTCTTGCTCATTACGATCAAGAGTGGCGTTATCAACTACGCGTAACAGTGTCAGTCCGGCCATATGGTACCTCTTGTGCGTAATATACACATCATCATGTTGTACGGCAAGCCTAAGAAAAAACCCCCACCAGTGGAGTTCCGGTGGGGGCTAGGTAAGGCGTGAGGTAAAGTCCTATCGGGAGGAGTAGGGGCTTTATAGAACATGATGGTACTAGGTCCAGCCTATAGATGCAACAGGTTTGATATCCCGGCGCTGAGGTATGGTACTTGCATCACTGACCTGCCCGATATGGAGCATCAGGTACTGCAGCGCTTCGGCCACGTGGCTGTGTTTGTTCTTGTCGATCCCGCCGTGTTTGTCGAACCGATACCCGCCCATCATGGCGGCTTTGAGCCGGGAGCACCGTGGGTCGAGCAGGAACGCTGGGTCGCCGTCGACCTGCCGCATTAGGTAGTCGTCCACTGCGTTGAGACGCGCGCTGACCTTGTTGGTCTTGGCCGGGATGACCCGCAGCCCCTCGGCCTTGATGATGTCGACCGCGGTCCGCTCGTCTGTCTGCGCCCGCTGTGTACCCGCCGGGTCAACCACGATCAGGACAGGCGCACCGGAGAACCGTTCGGTAAGTAGGGGTTTTAGCATCGTGCGGACGAACCGTTGAATCCCCATATCGAAGCTCACAAGCTCGTCGAGGATAAGGGCTCGCCCGCGGGGGTCTTGTTGCCCTATGGCGGCGGCCGGCGTCAACCCCAAATCCATCCCTACGAGGATCGGCCGTACCCCATTGACGATTGGCTTCAGCGTTTGCCCGGCCATGTGGTAGTCCGGCCGGAAGTATTGGTATACCGGCTTGCCGTTACTGCTCAGCCCGTACTCACCGTCGATGAAGACGCGCACATACTCTTCGCTCCGGCCTTGGGTGTCGTAGTACCCATCCGGCAGGTTCTCGATGTTCTCTGCGTAGGGGCTGAGTCCCGACGGCTGCTTGAACACGTCCCATCCGTTATCGTTGGGTGACACGCCGTCCTTGGGGTCGAGCCCCTCCATCTGGTAGTACCACCACGTATCCATGGTCGGCGGGTTGGTGTCCCCCCACATCCCGTGCCATGTCGGCCCACCGTCCTTGGACGAGGGGAAACGACCAATACGTTTGGACATCGCATCCACGATCTCAGGGTGGATATCCCGACACTCGTTGAACCACGCGAACGTAAGTTCCAGTGAGTTCAGGTTGGCCACGTCGTCCGCATCGTCCAACGCGCGGAACATAATCTCGCACTCGATGTCGCCCACCTCGAAGAAGTAGGTCTTTGTCGTGCGCATGTACCGCCCACACTGCCCCGGCGGGAACCAGTCAAGGAACGTCTTGATGACCGTATCCTGCAGCTGCCGCGCCGTCTCACGGACGATGGCCGCCCGGGTGCGCCGCTTACCTGTGGCGTCAGGCTCCTGCATCGCCGCCCGGCGGATGATCTCGAAACTGGAGGTCACCGACTTACCCGACCCGACGGGGCCCATGAGCACGCGCATCTTGGCGTCCGACTCCATGAACCGCTCGCCCGTGGCCGGCGGCGTATAGTTGATATCAACTGCCATGTTCTACCCTCGTACTTATCAGCTGCAGGACTATCTCCCGCGGCCGCCGTTTCGCTTTGGCAGGAACCACTTTGGTTTTGTATGAGTAACCCGCTGCCACGACTTGTTTGCGAAACGCTTCGTATTCTTGAGCTGATTCAAAACGCGCCGCCGGTAATCCCTCATAGCTACTGTCGAACCTATTCAGCATCGAGTTCAATGGCTTCGCCCTCCACGTCCGCGGTTAGCGTCATAGGCATGGCGTTACCCCCGAAGTTTATGTTGATCTTCACACCACCGGTACCACCGGCGTTGGAATCTTCCGTCTTGGTCTCCAACCCCGCCCACTTCACTGTGCTCTTGATGAGGTCAGCTTTCACCGCGGCGGACACATCCGGACTGTGGATCAGCCCCCACGATGTTGTGAGCAACTCCTCAGCCTGTGCCCGGGCCTTGAGCTTGAACGTGACACCCTTCTCGCGGATGTCCTCGCGGTATGCCTCCACCTTCTTGAGAAATACCGGGTCCTTGTTGAACACCAGCAGTTCTGTGGAGGTGATGCTGTGCCGCTGTTTGATCTCATCAACAGTTTCACCACTGCCCTCAAGGGCAAGGGCCATGTCAAACGCCAAGCGATCGGACCATTTTGTGTGCTGAAGAGGGTATGTATCCATGCCGCAAAGATAGCGCGCCGTTGGGTGCCTGACAAGAGGGTATACAAAGTTTACACGGTGCTATTTCGGGGGGCTGGATTTTCCGGCAAAGTATACACGTTCCTTTTTTGGGGTCCTGCTTTGCGAGGTTTACTACAATAGAGGGGGGCGTAGATTTTCCATGTCCATGTACCCCCCCTCCCCGCTGCCATGGTACGAATCGCGCCGCGCGCCTATCCCGTGGTGGTATACATGGCAAGCGCTGAAGGCCCTATAAATAAGGCTATTTGACATGGTCGCGTTAACTTGCCATAAAGAATCCATCGAACGGCACCCGAGACGCCGGACGGTAGGGCCTCCGAGCCCACGCTCTTTGACATTGTTAATCCGCACCTAGGGATATGATCCCGATGATGGGGTCATATCCTTTCAACCTAACGTCTTTGAAAGGACATAATATGACTAAGCGTAACGCATCCGAACTGAACTGGATTCAGGTTGACGAATCGTCCATGGATAAGGCCCTCGCCAAGCGATTGGACGGGCTTCGTGAATTGGATAAGCAATATAAGGACGCCAAGGCGGCCTTCGAGCTTCAATTCGTTACCGCCGTCCGCAAGGCTGGATCGCTCGATGAAGGCTATACTTTGGCCTTCGGGTACCGCTTCGGTAAGTTGTCGGTCGCCAAGACTGAGGACAAGCCACGAACACCCAAGGCATCCGCCAAGCCAATGTTCAAGTTCTAAGCAACGCAACGGCCAGCCCGCAAGGGCTGGCCACCTTTCAACCTAGGATAACGATATGACTATGCAAGAACTGGCACGCCAAGAAAACTTGGCAATGAAACGCCACTGGGCTATGCCCTATGGTGAATCTGGCGCTCGCGCCGACGCCGAGATCGCAGCACGAATACCAGAGAACTGGTACGGCCCGGAGAAGAAACCCGGCCCTTTGTTTGGCAAGTCCGGCGGCGTCCGATGTGACGCCACGGCGAAGGCTATGCGGAACTGTCACTGTTCCGTATGCGCACCGATCATACGTCACTGGAAATAACCAACAGGCAGGGCGCTTGCGCGCCCTGCCCCCAACCCCAAAGGATAATAATATGAAACGCTCAGAGATATACGACACACTCAACAAGCGCGACCTTGCTGCAATCAAGTTGGGTCAGGCAGAAGCCAAGCGCTATCTGCGAACCAAGGAAAAACCACCGACACGCGGCAACATCCGCGCTGGCCTTGCCTTCGCCGCCCTGACGATCATCACGCTGGTGATCGTCCTCTCCCTCTAACCACCGACCCGTCCAGTGAAAGCTGGGCGGGTTTTCTTTTGTCCGCATGTCAGTGCTTGATGGCTGTTAGGTTCTGAAGATTAGGTTCTCGTCGTTCCTCCTCGCATACGTCGGGGGGAGTAGGAGTATACACGCGGCATAATTGAATAAGTCGAGGGGATTAGGTGTATACTTACCCTGTAAACCGTAACTATACAGTGTGTAAAGTGTATACTTTAGAAAATACCTTGTAACCTGTTGAAAACAAACAACTATCTAACTTTACATATCGTTATATAGCGGGTTTTAGGTCTAAGTTAACATGTAAACCGGGTAAGTTAACGCGTTAAGTATACCAGCAAGTGCCTGTAAAATAAGGGAAAAGTACCAAGGGGTAGTGTAAACCAAGGGTATATATATATGTATACTATCTAAATATCTATCTATCTATGTTTTTACCCTTTTCCTATGTCGATTTCCTGTTGGTGAGTAACTCACTACACGTCGAAAAACATAGCCGCTCTAACGCGAAAACATAGATAGTTAGATAGTTGCAGCAATATCAATGACTTAGCCTGATGTAAACTTAGATAGTTCTAATGATATCAATGACTTACGATAGATAGATAAATAGATAGTTGTGGTGTATACTTGGCTCACACTTACGAAAAAACTCAATGGAATCAAGGGCTTAGCCCGAAACTTGACACGGCCCGAGCCCCATGCTAGGTTGGCTTCGCCGATCGGGTCTGGCAAGCCTGATTGGTAATAATATATAACTTAACACATACCAAAGGGGGGACCTATGTCCACCAAGCAAATGTTCTCGTTCAATAACTTGACACAAGACACACCAACTGAGGTGGTAGACACACCAAAGTGGACACACCTTGCTGATTACTACAACCCAAATGAGTTCCGTATACTGTCTATCCGACCTCGACGGCGGACCTACCTACGTCAGTCCGATGCTGGTTACGACTGGTGTGCTGGCCACGGTTTCATCGTAACTTCACAGTCCAGCCCCTACTGCGGACAAGTTGTGGCTATCGACGAGACACGTCACCTCAAGGACATCGGCTACACTCATGTCCACATTCACTACAACCTCGACACCCCACCACTCAAGCTGGAGCTACGCTAATGATTTCTTCCACTACTGAACAGCAAATCCGTAATGAGTGGCAGCGTAAGGCTGACCACATCAACCAAGGTTTCACTATCGAGATCGACGAGTACAGTCTCGAACAGACAGCTAACGTGTTGGCTGTTATCAACCCCGGTCGTTCTAGTGCCGACCACATACGAGACATGGTCAGGGCTAACATGTGGGACGGTACTACGTCCCTCGGTACTGCTGGTTGGGAAGCCGCTGGTTTCTTCCCTGACCATAATCCCAACACCATGGTCGTGAGACTGTCTGTCTCTGCCTACTCAGTCGCCAAGTATCTCGAAGCACAAGCCAACAAGGAGAGCAACTAATGTTCGGAGCTAACATTGAACTTCCCAACCGTATCCTCAGCTACAAGTCGGCCCTCGACAAGTACAACGCTATCAAACCGATCCGTGGTCGTTCTACGGATGTTCGTCCTCTGGCGAGGCGATCTAACGACAACCTGACTATACGTCAGGACCCTACCACTGGTGACGTTACCATAAAACTCTACCAGACCGACATCATCACTTACGACGCCGACGGTGATGGGTACAACAACCACATCGAGATCAACCCTTACGCTTCTGTCATGACCAACAGGGTGATGTGGTCGATCCTTGGGCCTCATGTAAACACCCACTGGACAGACCGATACCAAGCCCCAAACCATATCACTGAAGTGGGTGGTCGGTACTATAACACCCCAGAGTTCGTCACTGTGGCTCCCAAAGAGACAGGTTGGGAGATCATTGCTGGTGATAGACCCATCGAGGTGTCCTACCTGAACCGTAAAGTGGGACGCCAAGCCCTACGTGATGCCAACTACTATACGTTCAAGCTGTGGTTGGAGACACGGATCAGACTGGGACTGTGTGAGTTTGGCCACCGCTGGGGTTCCAACCCCTATGACTGGTCACCACGGGAAGCTATGGGCTACCTGACAGCAGGTGAGAAGGACTGGTCCGAGATCAGCAAGCGTATGTCTAACAGTGTCCCTATAGAGGCCGAGCTGCGTAGCCTACGGGAAGCCGTATACAAGTCCGAGCTGTGCTACGACACCGAGACTGTGTCGTACTTCGACGGCTACAACGCCTTCTCCAACGCTATGAACCAGATCAAACGGGTGGGTCGCTGATGTTCGGGCCTTATAGAGAATACGCCATATACAAGACCTACACCGACGGTCGACGCCCTGTCTGTATCAAGAAGTATGTGACACTGGAGTATGCCCACTCGTGGTGTTCGACCCGTGAGGGATACACTTGGGGTCGCTACTGAACGTCGAAACAGGCTGCCCAGTGCGGCCTGTCTGTCATGGGTGGCTCCCATGACACTGATGAGACAAGCCAACAACACAAGGAAATTGCTACTATGAGAGCATCACTTCTGAACACCACACTCCAAGCCCTTATCAACGTCGGTCGATCCGTCGCTATTGAGGGTGCTCCCGGCGGTGGTAAGACGACCATTGTCCACGAGGTGGCCGAGGCTATGGGACTGCCCGTTGTGGAACGGCACATGCCGACCATGCTGGTCGAGGACTTCGGTATCCCCTACCCAACTGACGCTGGGTTCGAGTACAAGCTGCCCGACTGGTTCCCACTCAAGGGCAAGGCCGGCACCGAGAACGGTGGTGTCCTACTGTTCGACGACCGGAACCAAGCCAATGCCGATCTACAGAAGGTGCTGGCCAACATCCAGCAAGCCAGAACGCTACATGGCAAGCCGTTGGCCGATGGGTGGACCGTCGTGTCAACTGGTAACAGACAGTCCGACCGTGCTGGTGCCAACCGTGTCCTGTCCCACCTTCGTAACCGTGAGACAGTGCTTGAGTTCGAGACGCACCTCGACGACAGCACACAGTGGATGATCGACAACGGCGTACGTTCAGAGGTCATTGCCTTTACACGGTTCCGCCCCAACCTGCTCCACGACTTCGACCCACAGCGTGACGTCAACCCGACACCACGGTCATGGGTCGAGGGTGTATCCGCGATACTTGGCAAGGTGCCAGCCGAGGCAGAGTACGAATGCTTCAAGGGTGCCATTGGCGAGGGTGCTGCGGCAGAGTTCTTGGGGTTCATACGTATCTACCGCAAGCTGCCCAACCCCGATGCTATCCTGATGAACCCAACCACGGCAGACGTACCGACTGATCCTGCTACGCTCTACGCCCTGTCCGGTGCCATCGCCGAGCGGGCTACAGAGGGTAACATGGAGCGGGTTGTGACCTACACCAGCCGTATGCCAGCCGAGTTCTCTGTGCTCAGCATCTCACATGCTCTCCGCAAGACACCCGAGTTGGCCAACACAGCGGCCTTCACAAGCTGGGCAGTGAAGCACCAAGATGTACTGTTCTAGGTCTTGTTATTACGACAGGACCTCTACCCACTGGCATTAGGTCAGTGGGTACACCAACACTCAATAAGGATTTACGAGATGAAACTATCTGACCGCGCACTGCTAGTGCAGCTGAACATATCCACATGGTCTGCCAACAAGCTGGACAAGGAGATCAGCACCGAGACTACCCGTAACAAGGGTGCTATCTCCGGCTCCGTCCGATCCCACAAGAGCCTGCTGCCGATGTGTGACCTACTGGATGATATCAAGAAGAAAGCCGGCCTGATCCGCCAGCAGTTCTACGACAACACCCTGCCATGGGGTGTCAAGGGTATCCAAATCCTGCCGACTGCCAACTACCTCGCCTTCATGACCGAGTTCCGCAAGGAGAAGTCTGACTACGAGGCGCTGGTCCGGCAGTTTGTACCGGCTTACCCCCAACTGGTGCAGGATGCACAGCGGTTCCTTGGTACAGCGTACAAGGTCGACGACTACCCTGACGTAAGTGAGATCGGTAGCAAGTTCAAGATGGACCTTGGTGTCATGCCAGTGCCCAACAACGACTTCCGTGTGGACATTGCTGATGCCGAACTGGAGCGTATCCAAGAGGAGGTCGAGGCCCGTGTAAAGCAGGCCTCAACTGGTGCTATGCAAGAGGTATGGCAGCGGCTCTACGACAAGGTGGTCCACATGGCAGACCGTATGGCCAAGCTGGACGACCCCAAAGCACGGTTCCACGAGAGCACATTGGATAACATCACCGACCTGTGTGACCTGCTGCCACGGCTCAACGTCATGGACGATCCGAACCTTGAGGCTATGCGCCAAGAGGTCGAGGGCAAGCTGTCCGGACTGAGCAAGGACAGCGTGGTACAGAGCCCCACGTTCCGGCAGACTAAGATCGACGAGGCAAACGACATCGCTGCCAAGATGGCAGCGTTCATGGGAGGACTGAAGTGACACGACGTGTCGGAGAGATATTCATATTACCCTTGGCATATAGCACTGGGTACTACGAAGCAAAGAACGGAGAGACACCCCTTTGTTGGGGTGTCTACCGTAAGGGTGACGGGTTTACGGAGAGCGTGAACGAACACACCCTGAGCAAACCAACCACGTCCAAATACAACACAGAAGTAGAGGCCATTGCGGCTGCTGCAAGAGCAAGACTGAAAGGATAGACTATGGACCTTATGAAACGACTGAGCAAAGCCAAGACCAGCCTGATCTTGGAACACCCCTTCATTGGCAGCGTGGCACTCAACATGCCCATGTCACTGAGCGACGAGGTGCCCACCGCTGCGACCAACGGCAAGCGGGTGCTGTACAATCCCGACTTCATCGAGCCGCTCACTGACGAGGAACTCAAGTTCCTTGTGGCCCACGAGTGCCTACACCCCATGCTAGAGCACAACTATCGACGGGGTGCTCGTGACCCCAAGAAGTGGAACAAGGCAGCGGACTACGTCATCAACCAGCTGCTTGTCGACGAGGGTATCGGCAAGTTCATCGAGGGTGGCTGCCTTGACCAGACCATCTACAACAACGGCGGCGGCACCAGCGATGGTATCTACAACCTGCTGCCTGATGGCGAGGGTGACGGTGACAGTGACGCCCCCGGTGGACCCGGTAACGACCTTGAGGATGGCGAAGGTGGCCAAGCAGAGCAGGCGCAAGAGGCTGCCGAGTGGAAGATCAAGGTGGCCCAAGCTGCACAGGCTGCCAAGATGATGGGCAAACTGAGCGCCAACATGGCACGGCTTGTCGACGAGGTACTCAAGCCCAAGGTGGACTGGCGTGACAGACTGCGCCAGTTCGTGCAGAAGGCCAAGAACGACCAGCGTACCTTCGCAAGACCCAACCGCCGGTTCCTGTCACAAGGGCTCTACATGCCGACCATCACCGGCGAGGTGCTGGGTGAGATGGTATTCGCCGTGGATATGTCTGGGTCTATCCAACAGGACGAGTGCAACCAGTATTCGGCCGAGTGTCGTATCGTCCACGAGGATGGCAAGCCCTACAAGCTGCACCTTATCTACTTCAGCCACGAGGTATGTGCCCACGACACGCTGTCACGGGACGACGAGTTCGAGTTCAACCCCCGTGGCGGTGGCGGTACTGCCTTCAGCCCTGTGTTCAAGCACATCGAGGAGCAGGGCATCGAGCCTGCTGGTATCGTGTTCCTCACTGACCTGTACTGCAACGACTTCGGTGACGCACCTGACTGCCCTGTGCTTTGGGTGTCAACGGGTGCAGACCAAGCACCCTTCGGTGAAGTGGTGGTGATGGAATGACAGACCTACTCATCATGACGGCGGCCCTCGTGGCCGCCATTATATGGACCATATACTTACAACGTGTTGTGAGCAGGCTCACAAAGAGATCGGTCAGCATAAACAGGCGGCTTAACTCCGCCCGTCTGACACTCGCCGAAGTAAGGGATGAGGTAGACTACTACCTTGAGGAGAACCAAACACTCAAGGACATATTAACGGACGTAGCAAAGGGAGAAGTACATGTCTGGATCGGAGAAGATGGCCTCGTCAGAGCGGTGCGAAAGCCTGCTGGAGAGACACCGATACATTAACGTCGAGCACAACGACTGGTACCAGTCTGTCTATGAGAGCTTCAAGGAGGATATGCGAGAGGTCGGCATCGACGTGCGGCGTATGTACTTCAGCGGGTTCTGGTCGCAGGGTGATGGTGCCTGTTTCAAGGGCAGGTTTGATAACCTCAAGACCTACCTCGACCACCACCACAAGGACCAGTACCCCATGATCCGCAAGCTGTTGGAGCATGGTGGGTACGTCCACATCGACTGCACCCAAAGCGGTAACTACTACCACGAGCAGTCCACCCACTTCAGCGTAGAGCACGACACGTTCTACCGATTGGTCGAGTGTCCGACCGAGTTCCATGAGAAGATCGTGGACGCATGGGACAAGCAGCTTGAGGACGAGGTCGAGGCGTTCGAGAACGACGTGACCGAGCAGTGGAGGACCTACATGCAAGACCTCTACAGCAAGCTGGAGGATGCACACGACTACCTCGTCAGTGACGAGGCGGTGTGGGAAGCCATCGAGGCCAACGAACTAGACTACGAAATGGAGGATGCGTAATGCTATCAAGCTACGAGGCAGCACAGCTGTACATGAAGAAGGCACGGAACAAAGCCAAGGGACGCCCTATGAAAAGCTCCAGCTGGCGGTTGTTCCAAGACGGTGACGAGTACGTTGTCACCGTACACGGCGATCAGCTAGGACGGTTCCTTCCTGACAACACGTTTATGTTTACCACCGACGGGCAGCGGGCTTACCGCACTGCCAATACCCTGAGCGGTACAATGGCCGCGAACATACCGTTCTACTGGAAGCGTGTTGGTAGTAGGAAGTACAGGGTCGAGCACAGAAACGGGATGGTGTCCCCTGCGTATGTACATTTTGCGGGCAAGAACAATTCACCGCTGATCTACGACGGGCTCAAGTTCGATCTCTTTACAGGCAAGTGCCTCAACTACAAGCCGGACCCCGTCAGACAGGTAGACCCCGAGAAGCGCAAGGTATGGCTGGCTGCCAGCCGCGCGTGGAAGGCCAAGCTAAAGGTCGCCGCAAGACTTGGCGTATTTGACAGCTTGATCGTAGCAGAGCGGAAAAACCGTACTCCATGGATCGACAAACCTAAGTGGGGGTATGACGAATGGCTTGACATACTATACAAAGCTATCAAAGATAACGATTGCAGCACGGACCTGCTGAAGATGTTCGTGGCCAGTGAGGTATCATGGGCGTGTTCAGAAACGTCGATGGAAATTTACAATAGTGTGGAGAAACTACTGACTACGTATAGCGTGGAGTTGCGCCAACGGTTTGGCGTATTTTTGGAGGGGAAATGATGGACAACACAGACCAGCGGGTATGGAAGTACCTGCTTGAGAATAGACAGGCTACCACCGCCGATTTGGTGCTGGAGTGTGATATAACTATTGCCCGAGCCCAAGCATACCTAGATCGTATAGGGTCACCCGACTGGCGTGAACCTGTTGAGGGTAAGAAGTTTGACACCGGCAAGGTACGGTACGATCTGGTCCCCCCAGAGATCGAGGAGGCTATAGCAAAGGTACTGACCTTCGGTGCCAGTAAGTACGGCGACCGCAACTGGGAGCTGGGCATGGACTGGGGCCGCGTGTACGCTGCCATGCGCCGCCACCTGAGCGCCTTCTGGTCCGGTGAGAAGTATGACCCCGAGACTGGTATGCCCCACACGTGGCACGCCGCGTGCTGTATCGCTTTCTTGGTGACGTACGAGGATAGGGAGATCGGGGATGATGACCGACCTACCAAAGCAGATTGACAGGAAGGTGCGGCGGGAGATCGCCGCCCTCACCCGATC